AGTTACTGTCTGCTTGTTCTCTTTGATTTTTGCATTCCATGCCTCTTCAATTTCCGCACGAACATCTTCTGAAACAACATCGTTCTCGAAAAGTGTTTTTAGTGCATCCAACATAGTGTTCTCCTTTTTATTGGAGTCGACTGATTAAATTAATCAGCGATTCTTTTAAATATTTTTGTGCCTTGGGATCTTCTTTAGTTGCCTGTGCTAGTTCGTATGCCTTGTATCCTCCACGAGCATTAATTAGGTGTTCGTAAATTGGTGTAGGATATGCACCAGGGGCGCTTGGCTGTGCCACTACGTCCACGGTGATAATTTCAAAATCAGAGACGGTATTGCTACCGTCTTCTGATACATTGCCGCTACCTCTTGATGAAACACCTAGTTTGACTCCGCTTTCTAGCATTGTTTTTACTAATGTGCCCATCGGCGTTGGTAGAATTTTCATTTTACCGTAACCATTTGCATCATCCATCCACATCTCTGTAATCATATGGCTAACACGGTCAAGGTTAATGTTTAATCCGTCTGGATGATCAACTTCTCCGAGAACACTGTATCCTCCGCTTATTTGGTCGTTGAGAGTTTTGACAGCCCTGCCAATTTCATTCACAGGATACACACGCTGGTTAGCATTGCGTACTCCTCCCTGAATACAAATTCCCTTCATAAACAGGTCTTTTCCTTCGTTGGCGTTCTCAACTACTATTCTAGCAGCGTCAAATGTCAAATGCTCTCTTAAAAAGTTACTCATTCAAACTTCCTTGTTTACTGCTTACTTTGCTCTTTTTGGAGCACCGTTAAGTGGTGATCCTGCGGCTTTGTCAGCAGTCTCTGGCTTGCCTTTCTTTTCAGCGCCATGGCCAGGTTGTGACTTCATTGATTTTGAAGCCTTTCCACCAGGTACGTTTACGTTCCCGTGTGAATCTTCTTTTGTATTCGGACCGCCCATGTCGTTTTTGCCTGCTACAGTTGACTTAGTGTTTGCACCATTGTCACCCATTTTAGCATTGACTTTTTCTACATACTCACGCATTTCTTCTGCATTAGATTTTTTCATTTTCTTCTTTTTGTATGCACCTTCTTCGACTTCGTTATCGTATGACTCCATTTCTTCGTCGTCGTCTTCGTCATCCATGTCCATGTCCATGTCGTCATCGTCTTCGTCGTCCATATCCATGTCGTCTTCGTCGTTGTCTTCGCCGGCCATCATTTTTTCAAATTCTGCTTTTAGATCGTCTAATGCGTCTTCTAGATCTTCAACACGGTCTTCAATTTCTTCATCATCGTCGCCCATGTCCATGTCCATGTCGTCGCCATCTTCTGGCTCCATTGCACCCATCATGTCGTCTGCTGGGTCACCGCCCATATCCATTGGGTCAGCTTCTACTTCAAATTCGTCTAGATTAAAATCTTCATCTAGTTCGTCTTCGTCTTCATCTTCATCTTCTTCATCAGCTGCTTCATCAACTTCTTCGTCGTCTAGATCAGCTTCTAGAAGTGATTCATAAATATCTCTTGATTTTTCCACCACGATTTCGTGGAAAAGCTCTTCTGCACCTTCACGATCTTCGTTGATTAGGCGCTCAAGCATTTCTTCAAACTTATTGCGATTTGCCATTACTTTTCTCCTATAAATGTATTACCTATGGTAAGGCTGTCATTTGTATTTAACATTTAACGAAGAATGCACGTGGAAATAGGCCAAAAACGACATATTTTTTAACAGGAAGCAGAAAATCCAAAAATTCTTTGGAAATTTTCTACACTAATTGTAGTAAAATTGCTAAAATTATTTAGTTCTTCAGGTTGATAGTTATCTGGTGCTATTACTCTTACATACTGAATTTTTGAATGTTCTTGTATTACACTTTTTGTTTGACGCAACCAATTACCAAAAAATGTAGCGCCGTCTTGTGATTTTTTATAGTTAGGTGTGTCAGCATATATGTTATTGAAACGTTTTCCAGATTCTAATCCTTGATAATCAAATCCTAGAATATATATCGTTTCATAACCATGTTGACTAGCTAGCCATAGTGATGTAGGACCACTACTCCATCCTTTTGACGGCTGGAAATAATTAAGTCCTTGCATCTTTTGATATGCTTTATTAGGATTAGTCCAAACTTCGTTTTTTCGTTGATATCCACTTTTGTTTATTTCTAGTATCATTTTAATATCAACGGCTACTAGATAATCGGGACTAAATGTTCTATATAACGCATTGCACCCATATATTTTTCCGTAAGTTTTTAAATCTGTAGGATTTATAGATGCTCGACTAGTGCCATTACCTAATACAAATGCAGTATTTTTATGTTCTATTATTGGAGTTTGCTTTGATATACCAACAGGATCAACTTTTTGATTTAACAAAGGATTTGCATGGGTTATTTCTTTTTCGCGACGGCGTTGTTCTCTTATAATGTGCCATTCAGATTTTGAATATTGAGTTTTATCAAGTTTTGCCATTACACACCGGCTGCTGCTGCTTGCGCTGCTATTCCATACATCTGTTTAACAAAGTCTAGTTCTTTTGACTTTTCTTCTGTATGTAGCTCGCTTGCTTTTCTTGCACGGTTAATTTGGCGTAGGGTAAGACGTGTTTTACGAGTATCATCAAAGTCTACAATACTATCGTCATATTGGGGATCGTAACGATTGTCCTCAATCGGTTCTATAGTCTCTTTATCGTAGTAAAATAATTCTCGTAGTATCATGTAAGTATTTATATCGTTTGATCGGTAGGAGCTGGTTGTACTGCGCCGGTTTCTCCGCCGGTTACTGTTTCAGGAGCGGCAGCATCTACTCCTATTTCTGGCTCTTCAGCATCAAGTGCAACATCTTCTGCACCGTCTAGGTCTGCACTTATGCCTGCACCGCTTATGCCTGCACTACGCATTTCTCCAGCTGCATCAGTTGACGGCTGCTCTAGCATTTCGTCATTTTCTTCTCGCCATAAACGTTCATTTTCTGCAATTTCTTCGTCACTCATACCAAGGAATCTTTTAAGTGCAAACCTATTACTTACATAAGGTATTGCGCTCATTTGTGTAAATGTTGGTACTCGACTATTGTCTAATTCTGCTTGTCTGTATGCAGCAAAGTTCTGTGGAGGCATAAACTTAAGATCAAACATGTTAGTATCAATGTTTACACCTTTTTCAAGCAAAAAACGTTTGAATTCTTGATTGAACTCTTCTACAATCAGACCCTGTAGTCTTTCACAATATGTGTTAAATCTTAACTCTTGTATATAGGCTGTCCCAACTCTGCCGTCATTATAGCTAGTTGCTCCGTCATCAGCACCGGTAGGTAGATATGAACTCGGGATTCGTAAGCCGCGTACAAGCTTATTAGTAAAGTATCGAAGATCATCAATTTCTCCTAGATTAGTTCCGCCTGGCAGTGTCTCAACTTTAGATCCTCTACCTTCTGCGGTTTGTGGGAAGAAGTAATCTTCGTTGATTGACAAAGGGTTATATGAACTGTCTATGACATTAGTACCACCACCTGTCGCGGATGGGATCCGTCTTTGATGAATTTCCGTTTTAACACGCTCCACAAATTGCATAGCAAGGTGTGAAGGCATGTTGCCCACATCAACGTAGAATACTCTTCTTTCTGGAGCTCTCTGTACACGATAGATAATAATCGCATCTTCGAGCAGTTCTTTTTGTTTGTAAACTTTGAATATGGTCTCTAATAAACTGTTACCGAATGGATAGTTGTTGTCTAATCCTTCACTTAACGATAGATGTACAACATGTTTTGCATCAACTGCTGTTTCACCTTCTTCTATTGAAAATCTACTGCCTGCCTGTATTGGACTATTACCAACCATGCCCTGACCGCCACCTGTAAAGTATCCTTGTCCTCCAGGCATATTAGGTGACTGTATGTTGCCATTGGTAATATGTGTAGATGTTGCTACAAGTTCTTTAAAATTTAAATTCACATCTTTGATGATATATTGTTCAGGAGTTTTTCCATTGCTTTCATTAACAATAATACGAGTTACTTTTGCAGGATCAATATGAAACATTTTTTTAGTTTCAGGATCCCTTAAGAAAAATTGATCTCCATATTTGAACGTATTTCTAAATATACGGAACATTCTAGTTTCAAAATTTTGTAGTTTAACCCACTGTTTAAGGTATTGGCCTAAAATTTGTATTTCGCTGTTAGTAGCACCTTTATTAAATTCAAAATCAAAGTTTGTGTTGTTTCTATTGTTTTGTTGCGTACAAAATTCTGCAAGAATATCTAGTGCAGCATTTACTTCAGAATCTAAATCCATTGTGTTATATTGACCGTAGCGTTCAACGCGGTTAGGTGAACCTACATATACATCTGGAAGATAGCTAGAATAATTTGTTCTTGCCGGGCCTTGAACGCCTGCATTTCTAGAGCCGTTTATAGGTGAGTAACTGCCGCTAGGGTTGTCACCTGTTGGAACAGGGGTAAAGTACTTACGCCAACTCATCTAATAGCTACTCCTTGCATTAAGTTGCCTGCACCTCTAATAGCTTCTGCTTGTTTAGCAGAGTTTCGTGCAACATTGTTATTTATTTGTATTAATTGTAACACACTTTGATTAAGAGTGTCAAGTGCCTGCTCCATTTTACCTGTGCTTATTTTAGGACCGCTTGAAGTTACTTCAGACCTAAAAGACTCAATAGCGGTTTGTAATCCTTGTACCATTTGCGGATTTTCGCGTGTCCTTTGGATTGTATTTTTTAGATTAGGCAACATAGAAGAAAATTGACGATCAAATATTGATTGTATACCGGATAATGAATTTATATTTTCTTGCCCGAAAGATTTCTGAATTGATCCAAATTGCTGATCAAACATGCTTGTCATACTTGATAAAGTATCAGTTGTTTGACGACCTATACCTTGTTGACTCGAAATAGCAGTTTGCATGGTTTGACCCATTTGTTGCATCTTCGGTGCTACAGAATTCATAATCGATCTAAATGTAGATGCAGTTGTGTCCATTGCATTTTCCATATTAGGTATGACTGTGCCGTCTATGCCAGGTATAATAGTTTCTGGACCTTCTTCGCCAACCCTGTATATCTTACCTGCACTTATTGGTCCGCCTTGTGCTCTATAGCCACCAAATAAATTGTCAAGCAATCTATCCAGTTCTGGAATATTTTTCTGAGCTGCTTGACTACGTAGAAATTCTTCCATTTTATCTATGTTTGTAATTTTTGTTAATAGCGCACCGTTGTTAATAAGCGGAGTAAACACACTTGCAAATTGATTTTCTTCTTGCAATTGTTTATCGTTAGGCTGCCCGGGTATGAGTGCTTCAGCACCGCCTTCTGCCAAAAATGTTGTGCCTGCAGCAGCAACACCTATTGCTTCTAAAGCTTTTTTTGCTGTTTCTGCAAGTTCCGTGTTTGCACCTAAATTCCTAGCAATGGTCATATGAACTTGGTTAGCACTGTTTGCAAGATCAATCGTTGTTTGATTAAGTGCTGCACTTACTTGCTGTCCAGGAGTGCCTTTGCCTGATCTTTGTGCAGCTATTGCATCACGTCTTTGTTTTGCAAGTTCTGCTGATGCTTCTTTCTCAGTTGTACCGGGCCCCATCTTTGCCATTTGTGCTTCAACTGCGTTTCTATAGTTTTCGCTGTCAGCGAGGAAATCTGCCTGGACTTGGCCGGTAGAATTTAATGAACCAGTTGTTGCTACAATTAGTCTAGTTTGGTCTCGTCCTGCGGCTGCTACTTGTGCTTGTACGCGAGCATTAAGCTCTGCCATTCTTGCTTGTTTTTCTTGCGGACTAATTAAAGCATTGCTAGTTTTACTTAAACGAGCCATTTCTCTAATAGTAGCAGCAATTTCAGGGTTCATAGATTCAAAATCTGCAGTCATTTTAGTTACTGGCGCATTGAGTTGTAAATAATCCTGTAGCAATGCTTGGGCTGTATCCCCTGCAACATTAAGTCCTTGGAATGCTTGATCAAAAGCCATTGAAACATCTTTAGCACCGTTGATTTCAGCCAATCGCATGGCTGCAATATTCTTACCGTCGCGTTGTGCGTCAAGCATTTCTTGACGCTGTTGCTCTGCACTTTCGCCTGTAACTTCCGCAATAAATGCCATATTTTCAGCCATTTTAAGGGTAGCTTGTGCAACTTGTTGATCTGACATTCCTGACAGACGTATACCTCGGCGATTACGAGCAACATTCTCTAAAAGTAGTTCGTTTGATTCTTCTAGCGAATACCCAAGATTAGTTAGACCCTGTATGGTTTGCCCATCTTCAAACATTGCTCTAGAAAGTTCTGCAAAACGTTTTGCACCATCGTTTACACCTGCACCTAGTCCTGCTAGTGCTTGTGCATTTCTTCCTACTAGATCGGCAAATGCATCTAGAGGCATGCGGGTGCTTGCTGCGGCAGCTCTTAAAGCACCTAGGTCTCCGTTAAATCCAGCACCAACTTTGCTTAAAGATTTAAAAGTGTCATTTGTAATTTCAAGATAACTTACTACACCGGTTACGCCCATACCAAACGCTTTAGTAAGGCCACCAATAATGGGTATATTATCAGATAGATTGGCAATGTCTTTTGTGAAATTTGAAATACTGCCGCCTGCTCTAGTTATCATACCTGTAGCATCACCAAGTGCTCCACTAAACTTTGCAGCTCCGCGACCAAAAGACATGCCGCCGCCACTTCCACCACCGCTGCTAGGTGCTCTACCTTGCGATTGTTGTCGTTGACCTGCTGAAAATCCATCTCGTATTGCTGCAACGATTGCGTCTCTGTCTTCTCTTTCTAATGCCATAGGTTATCCAAATCATAAAGTACGTATTTTATATTGTATAAATAACTGTACAAAGTATTTAGCGGAATAATAATATGAGCAGTTTTCTTCAAAATTATCAAAGACAACCTAAATTGTTTATCGATCTTCCTAGCATGTACAGATTCCTGTATTTGGTATGAATGCCATGGACGAAATATTGTTTAAAACACCCGATGCACTGTTTTCAGGAGAAGCAACCGCACAGGTGATTCGAAGCTGTATTCCTACAATACTAGATCCGTGGAAGCTGGTAGGATTTGATATTGATTACATCCTAATTGCGATACGTATTGCTACCTACGGTGACGACATGGGTATTACATGCACTTGCCCTAGTTGTGGAGAAAATACAGATGTAAATGTAGGTTTAACTAAAATGATACAGACTTACGATTCGTACCAAACTGAATACAATTTTACTCTAGAAGATTTAAATTTTATTCTCAAACCAATAACATACAAGCAGCTTACAGACTTTGCTGTTGAAAATTATACCTATGAACGCACACTACTACAAATAGGGCAACAGGAAGATATAGACGAAAAACAAAAAAATACAGCAATGAAAGATGTGTATAACAAAGTTAGCGAACTTAACTTGCGTATTGCTGTGAGTTATATTGACACAATTACTAATGGTAGTGATTCAGAATCTGATATAAACGAAATTACAAAATTTGTAACCAGTAATGATGCAGTTTTTTACCAAAATCTAAAAGACGGTATCACAGATCTTTCAAACAAATGGAAACTTCCTTCATTAAAAGTACAGTGCGCTTCCGAAGAGTGCAACAACGAATATAATACTAAAGTAGAGTTAGACTATTCAAATTTTTTCGGTTTGAAATTCTTACACTCTCGGAATCTGATATCGTAGAACTTGCAGAACAGTACGATCTTGCTATCAAAAGAATCAAGGATGAAAGATATCGTATTGGATGGTATATGCGCGGCAGCATGACCTATCATGATCTTATGTATAAAGTCACAGCAGAAGATATTGAAATTTTTACAAGAATTATCAAGGACAACATAGAAGCAACTAAAGAATCAAGATTGCCTTTGGTCTAGTGCAGCTTTTGTTGCCTTTGCTTTTGTTTTTCCTTTGTTGTAGATAGCAAGCAATTCAGGATTGCTTGTGATCATATCACGTAGTTTATCTACAACTTCCTTTTCGTTAGGCTTGCTTGATTCTTGCATCGATTCTTCAGTTTTTGGATCACCACCAAACCATGGATCGTCACCCGATATATCGCCTGTTTCTGGATCACTACCTTGCATAATATCTACCCCTGCTGCTAGTCCTAAAATTGCACTCTCTGTTAGCCACACATCTGCAATAAAGTTTTCTACCATGTATCATATAAGTCACGAAGATGTAGAAATTTTAAATAAAATAATCAAAGACAATATAGAAACCACTGAAAAAACAAAATTAGCTTTGCTTTAATAATTCTTTAGCTTTTTCTTTTCCCTTCTTAAATGCTTGCATTAGCTTTTTATCGCTTTGAATCATCTTGCGAAGTTCTTCTGTGTTTTCGTTTTTAGATTCTTGAATACTATCAGATATAGTAAGCGGATCATCGCCAAATACACTAAAATTATCAGGAGTAATATTTTGCAACTTATCAACGCCTTTTGCAAGTCCTTTTATATACCCGGGATCCATAAACACACCTGTTTCTATTTCTTTTGCAAGAATATCAACAAGGCCAGCTGTATCTAGTAATTCTAATACCAGTTGAGTTCCGCCATACGCAACAGCCCCGCCTATAATAATTGCAACTATCCAACCTGCAGGTCCGGTTCCTAATAAAGCAATTAACCCACCTATAACCGCTGGGGCTGATGCTGCTGCGGCGGCAGCCACAGCAGGAGCTTTAATTGCAGCATATGATCCAAGAACCGCAGGTAAAACTCCTGCTGAAGCGTTTACACATACTCTAGCCATCTCATAAGAAATTTCTTTAGCAGCTTGTTTAGTCTCTTTACTCCAAGAATCTTGGCTAATACGTACATTTCTTGCTATTTGATCTTCAAAGTCAGCAGTGGCAATTCTGTTGAATCGATCTAATTCATCTTCAAAATCTGCAATTGAAACTCCTAGCGAAATTAAAGCACCTGCGGGTCCACTTAAAATTTTTGTACTAAACAGATTACGTAAGATACTTAAACCTTGTTTTAAAAAAGATTTGTTTTTTGTCTTAGATTTAGGATTCCTGTCTCTTTTTTGCACCGGTTCTTCTTGATCAGGAATTGGTCTGTTAAAAGGATCATATGGGTCGAACGGGCTTAACAATGCTCTTGACGTAGCTCTTGATATCTTGTTGCTAAAGGGGTCTTTTTTTAGTCCAGTTTTACCACCTATTCTATCAGTAGGATCAACCTTAAGTTTAGGTGCTTTACCACTTGGAGCAGGACTGTATTTAGGACCTAGTCTTGGTTCAACTTTCATTTGCGGTCTATGATTTATGTTGTAATTTCTTGCTACTTTTTCAAGAGCTTCACGACTAGTATCGCTTACAGTTTTTACATTTCCATTGGGAAATGTTATGCGCATTCTTCCGTTTTTAGTTTGCTGAAATTTCATACCCTCGAAAGGTGTTCCTGCCCTGCCAGTTGCAGTAGCAGTCTTTTTATCAACAGGATTTATAAGGTTTTTGATTTTATCAAAAACACCTTCATTAATTTCAACAACTTCAAAGACTTTCATGTTAACTCCATACTCCATAGTATTTACTATTTATGTCTCAACTTCGTTGATCCAAGTTTTCGCTATCGCTCAAACTTTTTTGTTTTAACTGAACGAAGTGAAGTTTTAATTTCATGTAGATTGTTTCAGTCAGACGGAACCTGTTACGGTCCCATCTAATCTCAAAAATAGCTTCATGTGAGTTCGCCACCAGCCGAGACTTGGAAGTGCTACCTCTCGCTTCGTTCCTATTGCTAAAGAGTTTTTGTGTGTAATTTGCAGTTTTTCGACAGCCAACAATCAGTCTACATCAATCAAACATCCTACTACCGGATGCTGCTCAATGTGTTACGTGTGCTCCTATACGGTAGCTTTTTCCACAGCGGTATTTTCAAACTGGCCCGCCAACCTTATGTGTTGGATTGTTTTGCCTTGATGCTATGTTCTAGCAATGCCTGTTTGAGTTTGTCTGATCCGCCTACTCTAACATTAATGATACCGTTGTAGTATTCATCTGTTTCAAGTACTCTGCGATCAAACTGTTCTCTTGCCTCTATGTAGCTCATCTCTGCGCGAGACTTGCATAGGTATAGTATTTCTCTTGTGAAGTTTTCTGGGCCTAGTGCAGTGACGTCAGCGTTGATTCTTTTTGCCTTTGAGAGGTGGTTTGGTAGTTTTAAATTTGGCTAATTTTTTGCCTATATACTTTTGCCCAGTAGTGAGATTAGTGATAAGATAAACAAAGCCTTCATACTCTTCTGGTATTGTGTCAATTGCCTTTCCATCATAAGTCCACTGCATGAACTTACTTACCGATGTCTACTTTAATTGTCGTCTGTTTTGGTTTGATGCTTTTCGTGTATTTCTTCCATGCGAGACTTTGCAAGTTCTCTAATTTTCCTTAACCAGCGCCTTGCTTCTCTGTGTGTACGCACACTATTACGAGCCTCAAATTTTTCGTTTGCCTTAAAATAAGCCATATATGCCTTTGTTAATTGATCATGTGTATCGTCGTCTATCATTACTCTACAATGTCTATGTCATTTGCGTATGACGTAAAGCCATTCTCCTTTATAACTTTCATTACATGATTAACTCTGCCTACTAATTCGTCTTTGTGCGAAATTAGGAACACATTTTTATCACGTTCTCTGCCCATTTTCTTAAGAACACTTAATGAATTCTCAACACCTGCTGTATCCATGCCACTATCAATTAGCTCGTCAATAAACAACAGATTGATATTTTGATACAAACTCTCCCAAACATCACGGAATGCAAAGCTCATACCTAGTATAAGTCTATTACGCTCACCTCTTGACAAGTTATCAAAGTCTAGATCCTGACCTAGCTGTGTAATTTCAACGTTTAGATCATTTTGAAACACAACTTGATGCGGTAAACCTAAACGATCAAGATAATATGTAAGTCTGTTGTTTAGATATGCAAGATTTTGATCAATAATTTTCTTACGGATAAAACTATCCTTATTTGTAAGAAGTTTAAGCAAGAATTCTTGATGTTCTTTAAAACTTGTAAGATCATTTACAGGCATCCAATCAATGTCTTGTAATGCTGTGTTTGTTAGATCATCAATTTGTTCTTGATACGGATCTGCTTCTGTTTGCTTTGTTTCTAATGCTTGTTTTAAACTGTCAACGTTCTGTCTATGCTCGTAAGCTTCCTTGGCAGTTTCGTAAAACGTGTTAGGACGTCCGTTGATATTGCCAATTTCTTCCAGTCCTGCAAGCACATCTTTTAATTTTCCGCTAACTTCGGTTTGATATGCTATTGCATCGTTTAATTCTTTAGTTTTTCTAGACAAAATTTCTTCTTTTTTGTCTGCGTGAAGCTCTTGTCCGCAAGTATAACATGTAGCATCGTCGAGATTTGCGATGTCTTTTTCTGCTTTTTCAACACTTTTATCAGCACGTAATAGTGCAGAGTCTAGTGTACTTTTTTCTTTATTAAGAGCCAAAATAGCATTGTTCATTTCTGTCCAATTTGCTAATTTTTCGTGTGATTCTAACTCGGCATCTAATACTTTCTTTAATTTTTTCATTAGCTGTTTGAATAGCATTTATCTTTGCTGTTTCTTCTGTAATAGCTTCTTTAGTCACACGAACTTGCTCTTTAAGTGCTTCGGCCTTTTCAGTAAGAATAGTAATACCTAGCAATTGTTCAATAATTGCACGTTGATCATTTGCCCGCATACTTAAGAACGGTTCGGTGTAGGTATTAAGTGCAACAATATGCTTAAACATATCGTGACTCATGTTCAGTAAGTCATTAATAAATTCTTGTGTTTTGCGACTATCACCTTGCGATTCGTCGATCATTTCTTGTTCTTGATCGTTGATATAAAACTTGAGAATGTTAGGCGAACGTCCTCTTTCAATGCGATAATCCTGTCCATCCTTTTCAAAATGCAAAGTGACTAACATGCCTTTGCTATTTGTCTTATTAATAAGATTATTGCGTTTGATGTTAGTTAGTGCTGTACCATAGAGTGCGTAAGACAGAGCATTGATTATTGTAGTATTGTGAGAAAGAATTCCGTTAGTATAAAATCTATGATCAGGATGATCTACAGTGAGATCAAACATGTTTTCTTCTATATCTGTTTTTGAGACTTTTGTAACTAAATCAGATCCGTTTTCTGTTATTATTTCTGTTTGGTTTTCGACAAGGTCTTTCGTAAAAATCTCGTTAAAATTTTTGTCAAACAAAATATGAGTATCTGCACAGTCTAACGACAATCCAGAAGCAGTTTTGATTTTCCATAGAGTGTATGGCACAGTTTTGTGGATAGAAGAAACAGGCTGCCAGCCACTATCTGTCTCTATTTCTAAATTAGACAGGTGAACGCTGTTAATAAATTTTCTTTCTATTGTGTTAGAAATTGTATGCATTTAGTTAAAACTTCCTCTTTGTTTTCTTTAAAGTCACTTTCCCAGATAATTAAAACTTCGTAGCTTTGATCTTGTGCAAATTGTATTTTGTCTTGGTCGGCTTTCCACTTATCGGATGCTTTTAGTTTAGTTCTTGGATTAACGAAGTTGGACGAATATTTTTTTGGATTAGCATGCCAAAAGTCGCCGTGATATTCAATTATTTTATTGCCAGCAGATATATCATAAATGTATTGTTTTTTGTTAGAGTCAGAAAGTGTAAGCTGATGAATAACTTCTAATTTTGGATTAGATTTTTTAACTTCTGATAAAATTTCTTTTTCGGCTTTAGAAACAGTTATTCCTTTTGTTAATTTTAACCTGTTAATTCTTGCTATTTCTTCTGCCGGTTTAGATTTTAATATCTCTTGCCATTTGTCCTGTCGTTCTTGCCAAACTTTTAATCCTTTTTCTTCTCCGTATTTTTCTATACAAATTTCTTTAGAAAAATGTTTTTGTGACTCAGAGACTAATTTTTTAGCTTCTTCCTCAGAATAACCTCTTGCAGTAAAATATTCAGATCTCCTTTTAGATGTTATATTTCTAACATTAGACGATGCTGATTTCTTTGCACCTTTTTTGTTATTGGAGTTTTTTGTTTCTTCTGCTAATTCGATAGAGTCGCTTTCGCTGTAACCCTTTTTAATCCAGTATTCCTTTTTAATAGGGCGTCGACTATTCCTTTCAAAATCTGCTTCTTCTACAGTGTAATATGTGTTTGTGGCAGGATTGATTCTCTCAATCCAAAAATCTCTGCTATAAACACTTTTACAGTTTTTTTGTTTGTTTTCTTTCGACTTTATATAAGCTTCTTCCTCGCTCCAGCCGCGTAAAATCCAGTATTGTTTTGTATGGCGAGCGTGTTTAGAAAACAAATCTAACTTATCTCTAATATATTTTTCAATATCTTTTTTACTAGTAATATTTGCAGATAGCACGTCATTGAGAATTGTTTCTCTAATATCAGGTTTTAGGTTTTTAATAACATTGTCCATAATGTAAATGCAATTATCCTTTGGACTGTTGTTCCATCGCGGCATTGTATAACTCTCCTACTGTTGTTTCGTAAATTTCACCTGTTACAGTATCCCTTACTTTTACTACAGTATTTATACAAACACACTTGCCTGTTCCATTACGCGAGCCACTATCGTCGCCGCCTTGATCTAGATTTTCTCCTAGCACAAGTGTTAATTGTTCTCTGTTAAAGTCAACAGCTTGGGTTTGATTGCCCACGCTCATAAAATTCTTGACTGTAAGATCCTTAATTTTTATCATAGCTCGTTATAAATGTCCAAAAGTGTTTTCTTGTCGTAACTATCGGTGTCAAGTGCAGAAATTTCTCCAGCAACAATTTGATCTACACTTTCAAATTGTTGAATATCAAGTTCAGTTGAAATTTCTTCCATTTGTTTTTGTGGAATAAGACTTATCTCTCTACAATTGTATTGTCTAATAAATGTCTCTTTGATAAATTGTGCTTCTTCGTATGAGATAGGCTTGTCAATAGTGACACGTAGATACATTTTAGGTTTTATAATACTTTCGATATTATCCAGTAAATTGCTTAATGTCACGGTTCTGTATTTAGGACAATTTGGCCAGTTAATATATTCGGGCTCTTTATTATTTTCACGGTCGAGTATCATCATACCTCGCTCGTCATCGCCTGCATCTGCGTAATTATGTGGAAATGCATTACCGATATAGTGAATTTTGCCTTGTTTTTGTCGCTTGTGAAAGTGTCCACTAAACACATAGTCTTGATTTTTGAAATGCTCTGCTTTTAAATCACCATGATCTGGCATCTGTACCATAGCATTCATGTAAAAGCTCGGAAGTTCAAAATGTCCAAACATATATTTGGCTTTGATTTTTTCGATCTTTTTCCATTCATCACCTACTAACCACGGAACGAGACACACATTGTCGTCTTCATAGATCTCGTCTACAAATGTAATGCCCGGAATATATCTAGCAAATGCTGTTGAGTTTACATCACGTTTGTCTTTGTAATATAGGTCATGATTGCCATCGAAGAAGTAAAACTTTTCAAAACCAGCTCCTAGCTTTTCCATGCTACGGATAGTTGCATCCATAGTTGTAAGGTTAAGACTGTTTCGATTATGATGCCAATCACCGCAGAAAATACCTGTTTCACAACCGTTGGCTTTTGCAGTTTCGATAAACCAATCTACAAACTCTTCGCAATCGTCGTTGTGTACTTTGCTATTGCCTTTTAGTCCAAAATGGATGTCTGTAAACACCGCTGCTTTTTTAAACAAATTTAAATTCCTCTTATATGCTGTTGTATAATAACAGTTTTTTTGACACCTGTCAACTATTTTTTTCCCTAGATTCGTTTTCGCGTTTTTGTGCTGCTTCCCATTCACCTGCATGTTGTCTAGTATAACTAGGATTTAATCCGTTTTGTTCGAGTATGTCGTCTCTAATGTTTTGATTACGTTTTTCAATATTAATAACTCTTACAAATGAGTTTGTCACAGCAGCAGTATAATATGCAAATGGGTTTTGTGATTTTGATTCATCGAACTGTAGTCCGATTTGTGCTAGTTGTAAAATAGCTTGTCCTCGCATTTCATCATTGTATGTGTAACCACGAACGTTGCCTCGAGTAGCGTAACGATCGCATAGTTTCATCCACATAAGAGCAAGCTTGTCAGTTGCCTTTCCGTGATCTTTTGAAAAATAGCCGTTATCCATGCCACCTATCCAATGACTTTTCCCTACACAAATTAATTCATCATCGTCGTTAAATTTATAATGTTGGAAAGGAGGAAAGTTAAGTTTAATTTTAGTGTCTGCTACAGTTTTAGGATTTTTCTTACGACCCGGTTCTTCAGGAATATGATCAAATGTCATAATTCGAAAAATAAGTTCGTTTTTCTCCATTTTTCTATAGTCTATTTCGCAGTCTGCTTGTTTTACTTTTTCTCCTGCTAATTTCCTATGTTCAAAATCTTCGTTCTGTAATCTTTTTGCTTTATTATTTCCTTTAATATGTCTTTATTATTTAAATAATTCGTTTTCCTCATAATCACTCCAATGTTTATGTTATTATAATATACGCACATTATTTTGTCAACTAAATAATGTATAAGGAGACTAATATAATGGCAGGATATGACGCAATACTTAGAGGTGCAAGAGCAGGAGCAAGAGCAGCAAGCTCAACAACATCACAGATTAGAAATTCTGTTAATCCACAACAGTCTGTACAAAACTTCCTTGGATCTTCTGCGCAATGGGGAGAAAGAATCGGCGATGCAGTTACAGACGTAGGAAAGCAAGTTGTAGGTGAAATTGCCAACGCAACAGGATTTGGACGTCTATTACGTGCCGCAAATTTACCCTTGTTTGGCATGCCACGAGGAGCAAATTTTGCTGAAGGCGCTTGGTCTAGTCAAGATCCAGGCGATTGGCGTGTTAGATTAAGTATTCCTCCAAATTTTAATTTACCAGGTCCTCTAGGAACAAAATTAGCAGCAACTAATGGAATGACATTTCCTTATACACCACAGATTATTTTATCACATTCAGCCCAATATGGACAATTAAGACCTACTCATAGTAATTATCCTTTTCCTGTTTACCAGAGCAGTGCTGTGGATAATATTACTATTGTAGGTGATTTTTTAATTGAGAACACAGACGAAGCACAATATTGGATAGCAGCAATTCATTATTTAAGAGCTGTAACAAAGATGGCATACGGAGAAACAAGCAATCAAGGTTCGCCGCCACCAGTTGTTCGTTTGAATGGCTACGGAGATTTTGTGCTTAAAAATGTTCCAGTAGTAGTTACGCAATTTAACGTAGACATGCCAACTGATGTTGATTACTTGTGCCTACATACAGTAGAAGAGCTGTCCAGTCATTTAGTCTTGATAGATTCATAGCAGGTGGATATGCAAATAGCAACGGAGTAGGATTTATTTAATGGCAGTTTACAATTCAAACAGTCCTTGGAATAAAACACGCACTGTAAATTCACAGTATTTAGATGTTTTGTCAATAAGGCCTGTGCCTGCGGAATCGGACGATGTATTGTATACTATTGAAGTCCAATATACCCATAGGCCAGATCTTCTTGCATATGATTTGTATGGTGACAAAAATTTATGGTGGGTATTTGCTCAAAGAAACATGAATATTATTAAAGATCCTGTTTATGATATCGAAGCAGGTGTACAAATATATCTGCCAAAAGGTGAACAGTTACAAAGGGTTTTAGGATTATAAATGGTTTTTGCTCCACAGAATTGGAAAGAAAGATTAAACGCAGCTGGTAAATCAATAGAAGAACGAGCGCAAGGTGTAGCTCAAGGTCTTGCACAGCAAGTAAGCAATCAAGCAAATATCAGCGTAGATGGTGTAGCCAATGCAATTGAAGGAGCAGCATCGGAACTTACAGGAGCAACTGTCGATTTAGGAAGTAGTTTGAACGGATTCACAGGAAAAAGTATTGGAGATACAGTTTCTGGAGTAGCAAACGGTCTAGCAAACGGAATAACAAATGAAATAAGTAGTCAACTACAAAGTACATTCGGCGGATTTTTGGGAGGATTATTCGGAGGACAACAAGGAAATTCGTTAGATCAATTTGCTAGTTACAATTACGAATTTACACTGGGTTGTCTAAATGCTTTTGAGGTAAATTTTCCAGATTTCACCTATAGAAACAGAGAACCATTTGTAACTATTTTGAGAAGCAGTGGCGGACAAACCAGAGGCAGTAGAATAATATATGAAACAGGTGGTAAAACAGAATATTTCATTGATGATATAGAAATTAATTCAACGGTTACACCTAACGGTGCAACACGGTTAACTAATGCAACTAGTTTCAGTTTGTCTATCACAGAGCCGTATAGTATGGGAAACTTTCTACAAGCGTTGCAAGTGGCTGCCCTTTCTTCTGGACATAAAAACTATATAGAAGCTCCTTATTGCCTTATAGTTCAATTTAAAGGTTGGGATGATTTTGGACGTCCTATTAATATACCAAATACACGTAGAGTTTGGCCTATAAAATTTAATCAAATTACGTTTGAAGTTACAGAAGGCGGCAGCGTTTACAAGTGTACCGGAACCCCGTATAATGAAATTGGATTCACAGATCAAACACAGGGAACGCACACCGATACACAATTCCAAGGTAGGAGCGTTGCTGAAATGCTTCAGTCTGGTGCTGAAAGTTTAACTACTATTCTAAATAATAGAGAATTAGAAAAAGTAGAAGCTGGCCAAAAGAAAATAGGAAATCAATATGTAATTATGTTTCCTGTAGACGACAGTAGCGCAAGTGAAGCACTTCTTACTAGTCCAGAAAACAACGACGGTGCAACAACAGATAGCTCAAATGCTGCTGGTAGTGAAGGAATGAGAGAGCTTACCGATGAACAGAAACAAAAGCTATACGAAAGTGTTACCGGTATACAAAACGGAGAAGTACCTGCTGATTTTGATGCAGAATTACAAAAAATATTAGGTGTGGTTGTGAGACGTTCTGAATACGGCGAACAAATTAGAGATTATGCAGAAAAAGAAGAAAATATAAATGAAATAGGCCGCTCTCTTATGTGTAAAACTAACCTAGACGGCGGCACACAACCTATGGCAACACCAAATTTAAGTGAAGACGAAAATCAACCAGGTAAGGTAAATCGTTGTCAAGTTAACAGAAGCCCGGATTTACGAGCAATGGCAGCAAGTCCTGGAAAAAAAGTGCAAGATTTGATAGAACAAACAGTTCTAGCAAGCGAATATGCAAGAAGTGTAACAACAGCGGAACCAGATGAAAACGGTATGGTGCCGTGGTTTAGGATTGAAGTTCAAACGTATATTGTGCCAGGAAGTGAACAAACTGATAAATCAGGAGAACCTGCTAGAATATTTGTATATCGAGTCATACCTTATAAAGTACATAGAAGCAATTTCCAGTCACCGACACAAGCAAGTCCTGGTATTCAAAACTTAACTAAACAAGCAGCAAAAGAGTACAACTATATCTATACGGGCAAAAACAAAGATATTATTGATTTTGATATTAGATACGATCTTGCATTTTTTACTAGTATACGAGGTGACGTGGGTCAATTAACAGCTAATAACAAACAAGGTGCTGCTAGCGAAATGGCAGCAGGCAATAATAGAAATACGCCTGTTGTTGCAGAAGGAAACACCGAAGCACTTGCAAACGGAAAAACCAAAGACGAAGTTCCAAAGAACAATAAAATGGACCTAGGTGGAATAAATCTATTACCTGAAAACATTGTTGCTATTAATTTCAATGAAGCATTGATAAACAGTAGTGTGGATTTAATCAACGTTGACCTTACAATCCACGGAGATCCTTATTATGTTGCAGACAGCGGCATGGGAAATTATAATTCTCCTGGTTTGGGAGGTTCATTAAACTTCTTGTCAGACGGCAGTATCAATTATCAGCAAAGTGAAGTACATATTTTGATTAATTTTAGAACACCTTTGGATTATGGCCCTGACGGGTATATGGAATTTCCTGGTTTAGGATCTGTGCCTGTAAAACAATTTAGTGGATTATATAAAGTTTTATATTGTAGAAATAATTTTAAAGGTGGAGAATTTACCCAAACACTTAATTTAATTAGAATTAGGAATCAGGATATAAATCCACAAATTGCTGCTACACAACAAGGACTTGCTGTTGGACTAGGTACCGGAGAAAATCAGATAGCAGAAACTCCAAACGTAGATAAAACAGGCGGCGGTGAGAGTCAAGGAGGCACAGGCGGACAATCAACAGCACAACCTGCACCTACTACAACTGCCCCTTCTACGACTAGTGCCCCGTTAACGCCTGCACAAGTTGCATTGAGAAGACAAGCAGCAGATTATGAAATAGATAGAAATCCTTTACAAAATAGCGGCACGCCTCAACCTTCTTTCTCAAGTTTTGGAAGTTTTTTACGTGGAGATTAATAAATGACAACACCTAATCAAGAACAAAGGACCAAAGACGGCGCTGGTGAAAAGCTCGGAGGTCCTGGTCCTTATCTTGCAAAAGTAAAAAATCACCTCGACGGTGAATATATGGGTCGCTTAAAGGTTGAATTGTTAAAACACAATACAGAAGGCAATAGCACCGAAACTACTGGACAAACAGTTACCGTAAGTTATTTGAGTCCGTTTTACGGCATAACCCCCTATAAAGGAGTAAGCGAAAACGAAGGTGGTCAATATACACAAAGCAGCTATGGGTTTTGGGCAGTACCACCCGATATAGATACAACAGTTTTAGTAATTTTTGCAGAAGGCAACAGAGGTCAAGGATATTGGATTGGATGTGTACAAGATCAATATATGAACTTTCAAACACCGGGTCGTGCAAGCACAGGTTATAACGAAGAAGCTCCCGGAGAACGCAGACCTGTAAAGGAATATAATAAACGCATAGAAGATGGTGCAGGTAATAATCCAACACAATTTATAAAACCATGCGATCGAGATGCATGTGACATGCTTAATAGATCAGGGTTGATGGGAGATAATATTAGAGGACACACTAGTTCTAGTGCAAGACGCGAAGTTCCTAGTATGGTTTTTGGCATGAGTACCCCAGGCCCAGCAGATTGGAGAGACGGATCGCCTAGAGTAGCATATGGTGAAAACTTTGGTCAAACTCAAGTACCGTTTAACCGTTTAGGCGGAACTACATTTGTTATGGATGATGGAGATCCTAGCAGGTATAGAACCAGTCCTCCGGGACAAGGTCCTAGTGCATACGATACACTAGCTAACGGAGGATTGCCAGAATACCCAGAAAATGAATTGGTAAGATTGCGCACTAGGACTGGTCATCAAGTATTGCTACATAATTCAGAAGATTTAATTTATATACAACATGCAAACGGTTCATATATTGAATTTACTTCTAACGGTAAAATAGATATCTATGCAAAGGATAGTGTTAGTGTTCATTCTAATAACGACATAAATTTAAAAGCGGATCGTAATATTAATATACAAGCCGGAAGTGCAATCAATATGAAGTCAGGCACAAATACTAATTTTGAAAGCGGTTCTGATATGAATCTCAAAATAGGTGCAAATGGAAAAATTACAACTGGCGGAACAACAAATATAACAGCAACTGGAATGTTTGTAACGTCTGATCCAGTGCATTTCAATGGGCCAGCTGCTGCTGGCGCCGCAGCAGCATCTCCACCTACTAGAGTGCCAGAAGGTGGAGGCTGGACTGGAAGCGAAAATAGGAATCCTGCTGCACACACTCCGGAAAAAACAGGAAATACAGAAGGTGCTCCGCCGGTGGCCGGTGACGGAACCACAGCAGAGCAAACCCCAGAAGGTGCAGGGGAAGTCATACCAAACGATACATTTGAACAATGCCCTCCCCAAGAGACAAATGATGGAAGTGCTCCTGCTGCTAGTACCGCTACTCCTACAGATACTCAAACACAAGAACTTCTTGCAAAGCCTTCTTCAGAACTTGAAAGTGAAATAGTAGATCCTGCGGTAAGATCAGGTAGACCTTTTAACGATAGAGAAAGAACCGCCGCAGCAATACTGCAAACAAGAGGAGCAGATGCGGTAGCAGTTCCTGGAGGTGCAAACGAACAGCAAAAGTTTATAGATGAAGTTGTACGAGTAAGAAATCTCGGCGCAACAAAAAATCCTAGTAAGGCAACATTAACAAGGGAATAAATACACTATGAGTACACTAGAGAAAAAACTTTACAAAGAAATAACTGTACGTCCAAATGTAAGAACAGATTACGGAATAGGATCAAAAACGTATAGAGGCTTTAGTACAATTAATAACGATGCAACAAGTTTTGTTCTCTATGACCAAGAGCTTATTAAACAGGATATAATCAATAATTTTCATATACGACAGGGCGAATTATTAAGTAATCCTGAATTTGGCACCATTATTTGGGACGTAATTTTTGAGCCTCTTACAGATCAATTGAAAAATGCAATAATAGAAAATACAACCCAGATTGTAAACAGTGATCCTAGAGTAAGCGTAGATAGCATTATAGTTGATCAGTATGAAAGTGGTATATTGATTGATGTAACACTAGTGTTTCTTCCATATAATATAGCAGAAAGTATGCGTCTTACCTTTGATGAAAACAACGGTTTTGTAACTGGATAATTAAGTACGTACTTATCTAATTTCAATAAATACTGTGTATAATAAAGGAAGCAAAAAAATATGTCATCTACAGATAGACAAAACAGACTGCTAATTGCAGAAGATTGGAAGCGTATATATCAATCATATCGCAACGCAGATTTCAAATCATATGACTTTGACAATTTGCGTCGAACAATGATCAACTACCTACGTCAAAACTATCCAGAAGACTTTAACGATTATATAGAAAGTTCAGAATATCTAGCACTGATTGACCTTATAGCATTCCTAGGTCAAAATTTTGCTTTCCGTAATGATCTTAATGCTAGGGAAAACTTTCTAGAATTAGCAGAACGTCGAGAGAGTGTATTAAGATTAGCTCGATTACTTTCCTATAATCCTAAAAGAAATCAATCCGCAAACGGTTTACTTAAAATTGAAAGTGTACAAACATCTGAAGAAATTCGTGATAGCAACAATGTTAATCTAGCTAATCAAACAATTCTTTGGAATGATCCTGCTAATACTAATTGGTACGAGCAATTTATTAAAATTATGAATGCAGCATTGCCTGTGAATAACGCATTTGGAAGGCCGATTAAATCTGATAATGTAAACGGTGTACCAACACAACAGTATAGATTTAACAGCACAAATGCTGATACACCTGTCTACGGATTTAGTAAAACGATTGATGGAGTAAGTGCTAGATTTGAAATTGTAAGCACAGATGTATTTGATGGGAATATTATAGAAGAACCGCCATTTCCCGGAAATAATTTTGCATTTTTGTATAGAGATGATGGCAGAGGTTTTGCTAGTTCTAATTCGGGGTTCTTTTGTCATTTTAGGCAAGGCACATTAGATCAAGGCACATTCAATGTTCAGTCACCAAGCAATAATCAAGTGGTAGCTATTGATGCGGTAAATGTCAACAACACAGATGTTTGGTTGTATAAACTTGATAGTTTTGGAGCAGAAGAAGAACTTTGGACAAGGGTTGATGCTGTAGAAGGCAACAATGTAATTTACAATAGTTTAAGCAAAAGTATTCGTAATATTTATAGTATTTTAACTAGAGCAAACGATAGAATCAGTTTGATTTTTAGTGATGGAACATTTGGTAATTTACCACAAGGTCAATTCCGTGTATACTATCGTACTAGTAAGAATCAAAGACTTGTTATTGATCCTGCTGACATGCGTGGATTATCCATACGTATTCCATACTTGAGTAAAACAGGTAAACAAGAAAGCCTTAATATTGTATTTTCTTTGAGATATATAGTAGACAATGCTTCTGCAAGTGAAACAAACACAAGTATAAAAGCAAATGCACCAGCAACATACTATACACAAAATCGTATGGTAACTGCTGAAGACTATCAGATCGGCCCCTTAACTGTTAGTCAGGAAATTGTAAAAGCAAAAAGTGTTAATCGTCTTGCAAGTGGGATAAGCAGATATTTTGATCTCAAAGATGTCACTGGAAAATATTCTGAAACTAATTTATTTGCAAAAGACGGTGTTGTTTATAAAGAATTTTTAAACCCCAAACAAACATTTAGTTTTGTTACTAGAACAGATGTTGAAGGTGCTATTGTAAACGTAATAGAACCTATACTAGGTGACAGAAAATTAAAAAACTTTTATTTAAATAGTTTTCCAAAAACATTAGTAGGAGATCTGAATGTAATTTGGAATAACCTTACTAGTGATACAAATCAGAGCACCGGTTATTTTACAAATGCAAGCGGACTTCGAGCCGAACTTGGCCAGTTTACTGCTAGCACATTAAAACTAATTAAGCCAGGATCACTTATCAAGTTTGAAGCACCCGAAGGCTTCCATTTTATGGCAGACAACGAGCACGGACTTATGGAAGGTGCTGCTAACCATCCAAACGCTGTAACATACAAATGGACCAAAGTAGTCAGTGTGATAGAAAACGGAACAACAACACAAGAAGATGGTACTGGTCCTGTGTTATTTAATGACATAATACCTAGTGGAGCAAAGCTAGTGCAAATTGTTCCCAGATTAGCAACTGCACTACAAAGCCAAGTCAAAACACAAATAATTGATCAAACATTTGCTTATAGAACATTTGCATTGCGCTTTGATACTAATATAGGCGAATGGCGTGTCATTACAAATAACAATTTGAATGTAATTGATAATTTTAGTATTGGTAAGGCAGGTGACAAAACAAATCAACAGCTTGACGCTAGCTGGCTATTATTATTTGAAACAGACGGTGACAAATATACTATTACATACAGAGCTAGTAGATATGTTTTTGAAAGCGATAACGAGGTGCGGTTTTATTATGATAGTTCCGACAAAATCTATAATAGTTCAACTGGTGAAATTATTAAAGATAGGATCAGCGTTTTGGAAATTAACACACAACCAGATACGACACAAAGTTTTACGGTCAACTATGACTGGGAAGTTGTTGAAGAATACAGAGACGCAGAGGGTTATGTAAACAGTAAAAAAATACAAGTTAGTTTCTTTGATAGCGACGACGACGGTGTTGTTGATGACCCGGATATTTTTGATGTGATTGTAGATGAAGCAACTAATACCACGTCTAAATATATATTCTTGCAAAAAAATACTACCAGCGACGGCGTTGAAGATTTTAATTATGTGCTACAAAGTGAATTAGAAGTTATTGTTTTATCAAGTAAAAACAATATAGGAGCATTAAGTCAGTATCAAGATAGCCAAATTTTTTATTACATTGATCAAGATATTTTTGAAGTTCTCAATAAATCAGCAGGTACCCTTTCTATTACACAAGAATATAAAGCCAGAGCCGGTAGAGACGGTTTGAAATTCCAATATATTCATGCAGCAGATGCTAGCACTAGGATTGATCCTAGTGTGAGTAATATTATAGATACATACCTACTCACAAGAACGTATGATACACAATTTAGACAATATTTAGAAGGCACTACAGCAGCACTTCCTCTACCACCAAGTTCAGATGAACTGTTTTTGAATTATGGCGCAAATATTAATAAAATAAAATCAATAAGTGACGAAGTAATTTATCATCCAGTTAAGTATAAAATACTATTTGGCGATAAGGCAACTACTGATTTGCAAGCAAAGTTTAAAATTGTAAAAAATTCAGATATTGTATTAAATGATAATGATGTTAAAAGTCGTGTAATTGCAGCGATAAATCAGTTTTTTGCACTGGAAAACTGGGAGTTTGGAGAAACATTTTACTTCTCCGAATTAAGCACCTATGTTATGCAACAGCTAGCACCAGATATTGTTACTTTTGTAGTTGTACCAAATCAAAGCACCCAAAGTTTTGGTAGTTTGTTTGAAGTGAAATCAGAATCAGACGAAATTTTTATAAGCGGCGCAACCGTTGACGATATTGATATTATTGATGCTATTACAGCATCTAGATTAAGAGCAACCGGTGCAGTAGTTACAGCTACAAATTCTGCTAATGTAGGAATCCAGAGTAGCGGATTAAGTGCAAGTTCAAGAAGTAGTTCAAGCAGCAGTCTAAGCAGCGGCGGCGGCGGAGGATATAGTTACTAATGGCATACGAAAACGATCAAAATGAGCCAGCTCTTCCAGTAGGCGGAGATAGCAAAAGGAAAAGTGCTAATCATTTACCGCGATATTATAGAACTCAAACCAATCGGAAATTTTTATCTAGCACCGTAGACCAATTAATTCAACCAGGTGTAGTAGAAAAAATAAATGGTTATATTGGAAGAGAGACTGCAAAGGCATTTACGTCGACTGATAATTATGTTGGTGATGTAAGTGCAGCAAGGCAAAACTATCAATTTGAACCAGCTACAGTTATCAAAGATGATTTGAATAATGTAACTTTTTACAAAGACTACAACGATTATGTAAATCAACTTGATAGTTTTAATAAAGGCATACAAGATCATAGTATTTTCAATAGCGAGGAATACTATGCTTGGAATCCACATATAGATTGGGATAAATTTTCAAACTTTAGAGAATATTATTGGCTTCCAAATGGTCCGCAAAGTATTCCTGTGGCTGGCAATACAGTTGATGTTGAAAGTAACATAAAAGTCACTATTGGCGACAACGTTGATAATAACTCTTACATGTTTTCCAATGCTGGTACTGTGAATAATCCTACAATAACTCTATACAGAGGACAAACATATAATTTTGAAATTAGTACACCTAACCTGCCATTTACAATTAAAACACAAAGGACCCTAGAAGACGACTTTGCTTTAGACTCTAGTAGTATTTTCGTAGTACAAGGTGTAAGTATTCAAAATCTAGAAAACGGCATAACAACAGTACGCCTAGGCGAAGATGTCCCAGATATACTCTATTATGTGGCAGCAAATGACATTAATGCTGCAGGAACAATTATTGTAAAAGACATAGAAGAAGCAACATTTATTGATATTGAAAGCGAAATTTTAGGAAAGCGTTATTATAAAACAGCCGACGGGATAGATCTTTCAAACGGGATGAAAATTTATTTCACTGGAGATGTTGAACCTTCTACATATGCAGAAGGTGCATACTATGTAGAAGGAGTAGGTGATAGCATAACGCTTGTGCCAGAAACAAAATTAAATACTCCAACAGCATTTACAGCCGATGTAATTTTAAAATTCGACGACGAAGAAGCTGGCTTTGATAGACTACCGTATGGCACAGCAGTTGGCTATCCAGAAGCTAAAGATTATTTTGTAATAAACAGGGCTTCAGTAGACGGTAATATTTGGTCTAGATATAATAGATGGTTTCATAGAAGCGTGATTGAAACATCGGCAGCAGCAAACAATCAGCCAGTGTCCGTGGATCAAAATTCGAGAGCAAAACGTCCTATTATTGAATTCGAAGCTGGGCTAAAACTGGCAGAGTTTGGAACATTTGCAAAATTAGATGTAGACCTAGTTGATGACTATACAGCAGATGTATTTTCTATCATCGAAGGAAGTCAAGGATATAATATCGACGGAGTAGATATTATTGAAGGTATGAGAATACTTTTTACAGCAGACACTGACATACGTGTTGCAGGAAGAATATTTGAAGTAGAATTTTTAAATTTTGCAGGCGGCGCCAGTACTAATCGACAAATACATTTACAAGAAGTTTCGGACACAGAACCATTAGAAAATGAAGTTGTTTTAGTCCGACAAGGAAGTGATTATGCCGGTAGACTTTTCTACTACGATGGTAATAAATGGAAACTTACGCAAAATAAAACAAGTGTGAATCAACCTCCTTTATTTGATATATTCGATGAAGACAGTGTATCTTACACTGATACGACAGTATATCCTGCTAACAATTTCGAAGGTACCAAAATCTTTAGTTATAAGGAAGGATCAGGCGCTGAAGATAGTGAATTAGGTATACGTGTATCCTATAGAAATATAGAAAACGTAGGTGATATTATTTTTGACTTTAATCTACTGCAAGATAGTATGACGTATACATTAGAAAATAATATTATAACCAAGAATACTAATATTGGCTTTGTAAGAAAATATGCCGATAGGACAACTTTTGAAACAGCAAACGGATGGATTACCGCCGAAGTTGATAGCGAACAGCCAGTTATACGACAATATGTATTTGATAATTCTACTGTTGGTTTTGAAATTAATGTGTATGATAATTCGGCAGAGCTTGATGATTTATGGATTAGAGTATATCTCAATAATGTTTTGAAATTTGAAAATATAGACTATACATTGAGCACTAACATACAAGGTAACATAGTTGTAAACTTTAACAGCGACCTAACAGTAGGAGATATAATCCTAATAAAAACAAAAAGCTCTACACTAAAAAATGAAAATGGGTTTTATGAGATACCGATTAATTTAGAAAGAAATCCGCTAAATGAAGATCTAGTTGACTTTACTCTAGGAGAAGTAAATGATCATGTGAGCACAATAGTTGAGTCAACAGATGAATTTGCAGGAACATATCCTGGTACAAGCAATTTGAGAGATCTAGGTCCATTATCAAAGTATGGTAAAAGATTTGTACAACATAGTGCTCCTATTAATTTAAGTTTGTATCATCTTTTGACTAAAGACAGTAATGTTGTAAAAGCAATTGATTATGCAAGGAAAGAATACTCCAAATTTAAAAGACTATTCATTACAACAGCAAATGAACTTGGATATGACGGGCCTGTAAAAGATCATGTAGATAAGATATTACAAGAAATAAATAGATCTAAAACAAAAGCTATGCCGTTTTTCTTTTCGGATATGGTGCCGCTTGGCGCTACAAGGAAAAACTCGTATACGGTTGAGGATGTTGATTTTACATTCTTCGGATTGAGCGAAACTTTTGTACTTACGGAACAAACCCGCAAGGCTGTGCAAGTTTACCAAAATGGCTTACAATTAACTTACGGCAAAGATTATACTTTCAATGCAGACGGATTCTGTGTTATTACAGCAACAAAGGAACTGGATGATTTAATTGAAATATATGAATATGAAACTACAAACGGATCTTTCGTACCACCTACACCTACAAAACTAGGATTGTATCCTAAATACGAACCTGTATTATACACAGACAATACATATCAAACTTTTTATGACAACGAAGGAACACCGCTAGACGGATCAGGACCTCGTGCAGTCATTCAAGGGCACGATGGCAGTATAACGATTGCATATAATGATTTTAGAGATAACTTAATTTTAGAGTTAGAAAAACGAATCTATAACAATATCAAAGTGGAATATAATACAGACCTTTTTGATATACATGATTTCGTAGGCGGCGAATTTAGGAATACTAATTTAGATAGGAATCACCTAGATAACCCTATGCTGGGAGATTTTGTTGATTGGAGTAATTTTGTAGAAACTGATTATACACTGCATGACTTTTTTGAGCGTACTAATAGATTTACCTTCAATTACAAAAATCTACAATCTCCCAGCGATAAAACACTGCCTGGATTTTGGAGACAGATATACAAGGAAGCTTATGATACCGATCGTCCACATACCCATCCGTGGGAGCTTTTAAGTTATACAATCAAACCGACTTGGTGGGAAGAAGTCTATGGACCTGCTCCGTATACTAGAGATAATTTAATTCTATGGCAAGATCTTGAAGGAGGTATTGTTAGAGAACCGAATAAAAAATTAGTGACACTAGAAAAATACAAGCGACCAGGATTAACTAGCCACATTCCGGTAGATGAATCTGGAAATCTTCTTTCTCCTGTTGATAGCGGGTATATTAGAAATTATACAACTCAAAATATAGATGATAGTTTTGTGTTTGGAGACGGTGCACCTGTTGAAAGTGCTTGGCGTAAAAGTTCGGAATATCCTTTTAGTTTAATAAAGTCTATAGTCATTAATAAACCTAGCAAGGCTTTTGCCACTGCATTTGATAGGATTAGACAAGTTAGGAATTTAGCAGGACAATTAGTCTACAGTACCACTAGTCAACGACTACAACTTGCTAACATTGTGTTTCCTAACACTGCCGAAGAAGAAATACAGGTCTATACTTCTGGACTAGTGAATTATATCAATAACTACATGACTGCGGATGTATTAAGAGCTTACGAATTGTATAAAACTAATGTTGCTTCTATTAGAAATCAAATAGGTTTTAAAATTGCAGGCTTTACAGACAAAGACAAATTTAGATTGATACTTGACAGTAGAACACCTACAAATGAAGGAAATGTCTTTATTCCTGATGAAAACTATCAAATATTTCTAAACACTAGTAGTCCTGTTGAGACTATAAGCTATAGTGGTGTAATTATAGAACGTAGGGATGACGGATATGTTATTAAAGGATACGATAGACAAAATACAGTTTTCAAATATCATAGGGCAGTCAGTTCGCAAAATGATCCTAGTATTAACATAGGCGGAATAAGTGAACCATTTCTTTTTTGGGAATCTGGCAAACAATATGTTCCAGGAACAAACGTAGAATTTGAAGGCTCATATTATAGAGTAAAAAATGCACATACTAGTGCCAACGACTTTGCTGTTGAAAATTTTTCCAAACTCCCATTCCTTCCGTTAATTGGTGGTAGAGATGCATTTATTAGAAAACAATTTATAGATACATTTGAAGAAGAATTAAAATATGGTACAATTCTTCCTACAATACAAGATGTGGTTGATTTTTTATTAGGATACGGCGATTGGTTAGAATCAAAAGGGTTTGTATTTGATTATTTTGACGGAGACTCGGGCAATGTTATTAACTGGAGACACAGTGTAAACGAATTCCTATTTTGGACTACACAAAATTGGGCAGCAGGCAGTGTAATTACTTTAAGTCCTGCTGCTACAAGATTAAAATTTAATTCTAATTACAGTACAGTTGATAATATTTTCGATAACTTTTACGGACACACTCTTTTAAAATCGGATGGTAATAAACTAGTAGAAGAATTTAGCAGCCTTGGTCGTGAACCAAACGAATTTATAATACAGCCTAGAAACACCGAAGATGGAATTTTTGCAGTTAGACTTCCGCTAGTGCAAAAAGAACATGTTTGTCTAATAGACAATAGAACTGTGTTCGGTGATATAATTTATGATATACAACCTGGTTATCGGCAGGAACGAATAAAAGTTCTAGGGTATCGTACAGATAGTTGGGACGGAAGTCTAAACATTCCAGGATTCATATATGATAATCTTGTAATAGAAGAATGGGAAGCATGGAAAGACTACACAATTGGCGATGTTGTCAAATACAAAGAATTTTACTATACTGCGAATAATAAAATTCCAGGCGAAGCAACATTTACATCTAGTAATTGGAATAGGTTAACTGGAAAGCCAGAGCCGGGATTGTATGCAAACTTTGAATACAAAACAAATCAGTTTGCAGATTTTTATGACCTTGATAGTGATAACTTTGATACTGAACAACAACGACTAGCGCAACATCTGATCGGATATCAAAAACGTCAATATCTAGAAAATATTGTAAATGACAGTGTTAGTCAATATAAATTTTATCAAGGGTTTATACAAGATAAGGGAACACAAAACGCACTTACAAAACTGTTTGATGCATTAAGTTCAGACAACAAAGACAGTTTAGAATTCTATGAAGAATGGGCAATTAAAGACGGACAATATGGTGCATCTGAAGGTTTTGAAGAAATTGAATACAAACTAGACGAATCAAAATTCAGATTAACTCCGCAGCCTATAGAATTAGTAAATTCTGTCACAGGTAACGAAACTGATTTGATTTATAGAATACTGCCTTTCGAAACGTATGTAAAAAATAATACCTACAATCATAGTGCTGCATTTCCAAGAAAAAATATTCTAGATACATATATAAAAAATGCAGGATATGTCAATCAAGAAGATGTACAAGGTATTACAACTACATACCAAGATATAACAAATTTCTTCTATACACAAATTGCAAAGGATAGCTATATTTGGGTAGGTAATCAAAACCGAACATGGAATGTTTATAAACATGTTGCTACACCGTACACAATTGAAAGTATACAATCAGGCGATAACGAATTTTCTATAATTGTAGATGCTACACCTACAGATATTTTTGCTGGTGATGTGATCGGAATAGGCGATTTGTACAAATATAATGCTGTAGGTTCTGAAGATAGTAGTCAAACTACTAGCTATGAGAAATATGATCTAGAAGGATTTTTTGTAGTATCTTCTATTACAAATAATAATATAGTTTTGAAGTCAGACCAAACAATTGAAACGATTGAAAGCGTAAGAGGCTCATTAACAAAGTTTTTAGCTGTACGTGCAGGAGATGCAATCGAAGCAAATACCATTTTACAAAAAGGTGTCACAATTAACGATCTGATCTGGATTGATAATAATGGTTCGCAATCTTGGAATGTATTAAAAAATAATCAATCTTATTCAAAACTTCAAGAATTATCCAACAGTGCAACAGGTTCTGATCATAATTATGGATTTAGTTTATCAGCAGATGATAGAAATACAACTTTACTTGTGGGTGCGCCTGATTATGAAAACGGTAGGGTTTTTGTTTATTCAAGGCCTGCAAATAGTGTTAATTTTGTGCAAACACAAATTATAGAACCGTTTGGGTTTGGCGACGATAGAGAAAGATTTGGAGCAAGTGTTGCTGTAACTCCTGACGGGGAATATGCAATAATTGGATCTCCGAGTGCATCAAATGTTAAAACAAAATATGCAGGAGCATTTGTTGAAACTACGGATTACGGAAAAGGATCCATAGTGTTAAAAGATCAAAGTCTATGGCAGTCGTTGGTTGATATAGAAGGGCAAGAAGATAATATTGTATTTGCAAGTTTCGGCAGTACTACACAAGCAATAGAAACTCTATCTCTAGAACTAGATTCTACAAATCAAAGTCCTGTGCTTTTAGCAGGAAATTATGCAGTAAATAGATTAACCGGCGACTACGCCTTTCCAGGACTTTCGGTAAATCATGTGCTTGTAAGGGTACCTCTTGATATATATGACGGTTCTGGAGAAGATGATGAAGTAAAACTAGGATGGAATAAAAGAACATACTCTAATCAAAGTCAATCTGTTTTAGCGGATAGAGAACCTTTTAATGGCGATTATCCGTTAATAACAGGAGAATATCTCGAGTCAGATAAGACTATCAAACACAAAGTAGATGTAATACTATATATTGAATCAGCTACAAACGTGCCAGAAATAAATGATATTTTACAAACTAGAACAGGTAGCGGAACAGTAGCTTATGTTTTCAATGAAGCTGCCGAAACCGTAATCTATATAAAAAATGCAAATGGTACTTTTAACAACGAAGATAGTTTGTTTAGAAACGATGGAGACTTCATAGGAAATTATGAAAAACAAGCCCCTGTAGACAATATAGATGCAGCAGATGTATGGGGCGGTTATTGGTTCATACAAACAGGGTCTTACACTCCTACACTACAAACAAATGTTGCAGATGAAGGTAAAGCACTAGTATTTTATGATGTTATAAGCGATAGTACTTCTACAGGTAGATTCTATTACAATAGTTTAGATTTTGTAGCAGGAGTTACAAACAGTCAAAACACCATAGGAAGCTACATAGAAGTTTTAAGCTTTACAGGGTCACCAGGACCTGGCGCAGTTACAGGAGACTTTCTATCAGATAAATTTGTAGTAAGGGCACCAAAACAAGTAACCGATGCATACAGTGCAGGTCAAGAAATAGATTTATATGTCAACCAGCTGCCTAGATATGGTACAGGTATAATTAAAGACCTTGCAGAAATTAATTTAACATCAGCAATAACAAACAAAAAGCATACTATAAGTGATATATGGGATGGATATATCAACTTTAATTTGACAAAATTTGATGCAGGAGGCAATCCGTTTGAGCCGAAAGTTGGTCTTATTGTAAGAGACAGGACACGAGAAGGTGAAGCAGAAGTTGCATATGTGCAAAAAAATGGTCTTAATGTTAATATCTTTGTAAAAAATGTCACAGGTGTCTGGTCAGTAGGTGACGATTTTGGACAAAACGCTGAAATAGAATTTGTAGGTGTTCCTTCGGATCCCGATGTAATATATCAAGTTGATCGTATTATGGGGCAGATTCAATTTACAGGTTTAGGTTATGATCCTGCTAATATAGGCGGTTTGTTAGTACTAGAAGCACCCAATGATATTGCGGTTCCGAATGTTCCTGTACTTACAGATGTAGAGTGTTGGTTTTATAATGAAAGTAATATTTTAGGTATTCCCAGACCTGCAAACGCACCAAGTCCAGTTAATAATGAATGGACACAAGTCTTCAAGATATCTGCTGATTCTACAGGAACACCAAGCGGGCTAACAAATGAAGGAATGTATTCACTGTATCAAAGATCTGTGCCTGGCAATTACGCTCTTGTTGGATCATATACCGTACCAGAAAAGCAAGCAAACTTCTTTTTAGGTAGTCAAATAAAAATTACAAAATTTGATGATCTTTATAGAGCATTTATTCATGCCAAAGGTGAACAGACCGAATTTTCACCTGGTAGGATTTATTTGCTGAAAAATGGATTAGAAAACAGCTATTCGTATGACTGGGAATATGCAAAAAATAAAAAGTTTAAAGGTGCATTCAACGAGAGTTTAAATTATTATACTGGAGATATTGTATATCTTTCAGACCCTGATGGAACTCTGTATACAGCAAAAACGAATATTGCTGCAGGCACATTTGATATTAGAGATTGGACGTCAACTAATGATATAGTAGATTATGTGGGTTATATCCCTAATAACACCGGATTAAGTGTTGTTACTGACAGTACAGTATTGCCTATAGTTTTAAATCAAAGTAATATGTATGATTTTGGATCGGACTATGACATAAGCAAAAACGGCGATGTATTAGTTGTCTCTGCCTTGTACAACAATGATGAAGCTAATAGAGTCGTTGTATACAGATCAAATAATGGATTTTTTGAAAGACGTCAAGAAATATTAGCTCCTACTAATACTAGTGGTTTTGCACAAAGTATTTCAATTAGTGATGACGGCATGCTTATTGCAATAGGCGAACCATATGACAATGACGTAAGATTAGATCAAGGTGTTGTTTATATTTACAAACAGACCAACGGGGAATTTTCTCTGCATCAAACCTTGAACAGTCCAAATAACGAACGTGCAGAATTATTTGGATGGAATCTAGAATTTGACGGCGGGTCTCTTGCAATTACAGCAAGGAATGCAGATAGTTATGTGTCTACCACATTAGACAATAATGAAACTACATTTGACCAAAGTTTTACTACATTCAAAACAATAAACGATGACAGCGGAGTAGTTTATTTGTACGAAAATTATAATAATAATATGATTTTTGGACAGATAATTCAGTCTGCAGATGCAAATATAAATTACTTTGGCAGAAATCTTTTAGTAAAAAATAATCATGTGTATGTAGGCCTACCTGCATTAACAAAAAATAGTTTACAAGGAAGAGTGTTAGATTATAGTAAACCTGAAAATACAAAAATTTGGTCTATACACAGATCCGAAAAAGAAAGTGTAGATATTTCAAAAATTAAAAAAGTATTTTTGTATAACACTGTACAGAAAGAACTAATTACATATCTTGATTATATAGATCCTTTACAAGGAAAAGTATCTGGTGAAGCAGAACAAGATATAAGATTTAAAACATATTATGATCCTGCCACATATACAAATACAGACAATGCGAGCAGCCGCAGAATTGTTGTTGACATTACCAACGGATGGGGCAAAGAACATGTTGGCGAAGTGTGGTGGGATTTGAGCACAGCAAAGTTTTACAATCCCTATCAAGATAGTGTAATTTATAGTACACAAAACTGGAATCAAGTTTTTATTGGTAATAGTATAGATGTTTACGAATGGGTCGAAAGTGACGTAATACCTAGTGTATGGGACCAACGTGCCGACACAAATACCTATTTTCCAAGAGGTTATAGCGGAACAAGTATCTACGGCGATAGTGTCTATTCAACTAAATCTATATACGATAGTGTAGCACAAACCTTTAAGAGAAAGTATTATTTCTGGGTAAAAGATAAAAAGATAGTACCTAATGTAGAATTTAGAAACATTAAATTAACTGATATAAAAAGTTACATTGAAGATCCACGAGCGGCTGGCTTAAGATTTATGGCATTTATAAGTCCTACACAGTTTGTTTTGTTTAATTGTGAAGATTTAATAAAAGATCAAGATGTTGCATTAAGTGTGCAATATTGGTCGATAGAAAACCAAACACAAAATATACATAATCAATATCAGATAATTTCAGATGGATTAGAAACAAGTCAGCCTAAAGCAGATATTATACGCAAGTGGTATGACAGTTTAGTAGGCTATGATGAACAAAAGCGTACTGTCCCTGATCCTGCTTTGAGTGCAAAATACAAATACGGTATTTTAAATAATCCGAGACAAGGATGGTTTGTAAATAGGATTGAAGCACTAAAACAGGTAATTGAAAGAACTAATAGAGTACTTTCACAAAATCTTATTATAGATGATAAAGACATCAGTGCATTGTTTACTAATGAGGAAGCACCCAGTGTTGCATCTAGACTATATGATACTAGTGTAGATACATTAGCTGATCTAGAATTTATAGGTGTTGCCAGGGCAACCAGAGCAAGTCTAACTCCTGTTATTTCTAATGGAAAAATTACAAGAGTAATAATAGATAACCCAGGTAGAGGATATCGTGTAGCACCTACAGCTACAATAAGTGGAAATGGTGAAGACGCAGAAATTGAACTAGAAATTAATAGTATAGGTCAAATTACAAGTGCAACAGTGTTAAACCAAGGTAATAATTATGATAGTAGTACGCTTATAACCGTGAGAAGATTCACCGTGTTAGTAGAAACCGATGATACTATACAAGGTAAATGGGCATTGTATGAAAGAATACAAGAATCTGGTACGTGGAACAGAATTAAAAGTCAGTCCTTTGATACAAGGCTTTTCTGGGATTACAAAGATTGGTATGCCGAGGGATATAATGCTCTCACTGATATAGATTATTTGATCGATAATTCTTACGAACTAACAAGTCTTGAAAATGTTATTGGTGATGTAGTTAAAATTTCAACAATCGGAAATGGCGGGTGGCTACTTTTAGAGAAAATTAACAATCAAGATACAGCTGATTATACAATAAATTATAAGACTATCGGCCGAGAAAATGGCACAATAGAGTTTAAAAACAATTTATATGACTTTGCTGAATCAAATGTTGGGTTTGACACAATAAGTTTTGATACAAAAATCTATGACAGTGAACCTGTAGATGAATTACGTATAATCCTTAATTCTATAAAAGATGATTTACTTATCGATAAATTAAAAATTGAATTTAACCAATTGTTCTTTGCAAGTTTAAGGTATGTGATGAGAGAGCAGCCTTATGTAGATTGGATGTTTAAAACAAGTTTTATCAAAGCAAAGCACAATGTAGGATCATTAAGAAGAGATATTACATTTAATAATGATAATTTGCCAAGTTACGAAGCATATGTAAAGGAAGTTAAACCTTTTGCTACAAAAATACGAGAATATTTAAGTGCATATGAAGGTTTAGATAACACACAGACTCTAGTAACTGATTTTGATTTACCTCCAGTATATAAGGATGCATATAAAACCATACTTCCTGAAGCAGTAAAAGTAGTGAACAATACACTTATTGGAATAGATGCAGATATAGACACATATCCAAATAAGAATTGGCTAGATAATGCCACATATAAGATTACCAGTGTCGATGTAGTAGAACCGGGCGCAGGTTACACTAGTCCTCCACAGCTAACGGTAGAAGGCGGCGGCGGAACTGGCGCAGTTCTACAGGCGTATTTAGGAAGAAATGGCAGAATAACTGATGTAAAGGTAATCAATCAAGGTAGTGGATATTACAGTACTCCTATAGTAACAATTAATGGAAATTTATTAGATACAGGAACACCTGCAAAGTTTTCGGTGAATATAGGGGATAGTCCTGTAAGAAATATTCACACTATAGTAAAATTTGACAGAACAACAGGGACTTACTTGCATACAATCCTGTCTCAAACTGAAACTTTTATAGGCACAGGAAGTAAGTTTGAATATCTTTTAAAATGGCCAATGGACTTGCTTACTTCAAATGTTACAGTGATTGTAGATGGAATTGAACTTTTAGAAAGCCAATATTCTTATACTAATGAACTGGATGTATCAAAAGGTTACGATAGATATTTTGGACAAATAAGATTTACTGAAGCTCCAGAATCAGCTAAAGAAATTGTAATTAGTTATAAAAAAGCTGTAGAATTGCTGCAGGCACAGGATAGAATAAATCAAATTTATAGTGCTGATCCTGGACAGTTAGGAAAAGATTTATCTCAATTAATGGATGGCATAGATTATGGTGGTGTAGAAGTCAAAAGTTTTGGCTTCAAAGGAGCCGGAGGGTGGGATGCCGGCGATTGGTACTCTGACACATGGGACGCAACCTATGATTCAACATTCGAGGATGAAATTTTTGAGTTTGACGGATCTACTATAGAAATTTCATTAAGCAAACCTTTAGAGTCTGGTGTGGTATACAATATCTATTATCAAACCCCCACAGACAGTCAACCTGTGAGAATAGATGATCCTAACTTTGATGGATCAACTATTATTGATAATCCAAACGCAATTATGCGTTCATTCATAGGCGACGGAGTCACACAAACTCTATTCCTTGATGATTTTAAATTAGGAACATATCAAGAAGATGGATACAACACAGGGGTATCTCTCCGAACTGGTGAAGGTTATAAACTTATATTAAGAAAATCTACAAGCGATGGTACTTTTGATATAGATCCAGAAGGATACGATACCATACTTTCAGGCGGAAATTTAAATTATTCAACGGCGACTGGACTGTTAGCAGAAGATATTACAATTGACGGCGACGGTTTTGTAACACCTACAACCTCTAAAGGACCTGAAGAACTTGTGCCTGGTCAGATTCTTGATACAGTTGATATTCAAGTATACGAAAGACCAAAAGGAGGTGCAAGTCCTATAACAAGTAGAGTTTATATTGGTGATGGATCTACAAAAACTTTTAATATAGGATCTGCTCCTATATTTGAAGAAAGTGTATTTGTAAAAGTAGGTTTTGAAATAAAAGCTACTGACGACTACACCATTAATTACAGAGATAACACAATAACATTTGTAACAGTACCAACTGCAAATGAAAAAATCAGCATTGTAACTTTGGGTGTAAGCGGCACAAATATATTAGATATAGATCAATTTGTAGCAGACGGCAGCACTGCAGAGTTTCTTACAAACGTTAGATGGAGCGATAAATTATCCTACTATGCAACATTAGATGGCCAGAAATTAGAAAACATTATATTTAGATCAGATGAATCTTATGAAGCATCTAATAATGCTGTGATAAAATTCCCTTCGCCACCAGCAGCTGGAAGCATAATACGTTTCGCATTCTTTGAAAACACAACAGTGACTGTTACAGAACAAGACGGAACATTATCTTTCAATGATACAATACCAAATTATAGTGAAGTTACAATCGATAACTTCGTTGCTGATGGTAGTACTGTAAGTTATGAATTATCACAAACTCCGTTTTCACAAGAATCACATGCTTGGTTTACGATTGTCAAAGTTAATAATAAGATCCTAGATGCAGGCTATAACAAAAGATTTACAGTTTCGCAAGGAATATTGGAATATAAATTAGATGAATGGCAGAAACCTGCAGGAACTGTAAGAAGTAGTCAAATTAAAGTGTATCTAAATAATGTTGAATTAGAATACATCGAACAATGGGTTTATATCGGCAATCCTAGCACAGTTAGTCAAGACGGAAGCCTGATTAGGTTGCAGTCTGGTTTGACTATTGCGGATGGAGATATTTTAGACGTTTATGTGCTTAATGATGGTGAATATGCATTTGGCACATTTGATGAAAATCAGGAATATACACCTACACCTGGTATATTGCAGTTGAATAATGCATATACTGAAGGTGATACTATCTCTGTGTATCAATTCAGTAATCATGATAGTCAAGGTTTTGAAAGACAGCAATTTGATGTTGTTGATAGATTTAATATTACTAATCTTGATGATGGTAGCAGTGTTCCTGTAGATGACGCAACCTATCCAGAAGATTGGTATAAAATTCAACATTTAAGAAATGGCCTTATAGAATTAAGAGAAGAGGCAGTTGATGCACAATATGTTTGGGTATCAATAAATGGAGATCTGCTTACACCTAACGTGCATTATTATGTTACAGATAATAGACATTACGTTAAAATTAATGCAGATATCGCAGAAAACGATACGATAGAGATCATACAGTTTGCAAACCCAGTAACAAAAAATAGATTAGCTTGGAGGCAATTCAAAGATATGCTTAACCGTAATCACTACAAGCGTTTAGACGGCACAGCAAATATTGTATTAGCCCAAGATTTAAATTGGTATGATAACGAAATTATTTTAACTAACGCAGATAGTTTACTAGAGCCACAGCCTCAATCAAAAACGCCCAGTGTTATTTTTATTGAAGGTGAAAGAATAGAATACTTTATAAAAGATGGTAACAAACTTAAACAACTACGCAGAGGCACACTAGGAACAGGTGTTAAAAATACTTATATTGCAGGTACCGAATTATATAATCAGAGTCAAGATGCAACTATGCCGTATAAGGACGAAACAATTACATTAGTTCTAACAGCAGATGGCACAAGCACTGCATATGATCTAGACTTTACCCCTAATAATGTAAACGAATTTGAAGTTTTCGTTGCAGGACGTAGATTGCGTAAAAATGCTATTGGTTCTTACATACAACCAGATCCAACTTATCAAGATTCGCCCGAAGGAGATGAAACATTAGAAGCAGAATTTACTGTAGATGGAAATGTGCTAACCTTATTAGAAGCACCGAGTGAAAATCAAAAAATAATTATAGTTCGTAGACAAGGAAAACTATGGACAGATCCAGGATCAGCTCTTGCAGATTCTGATACAGACATAGCAAGATTCTTGCGTGCCAATTCTCCGGACTTACCGCGATAAATACACTAGCAGGATAATATAAAATGACAGATAATATAAATGAAAAAAGCGGAATATTACTACAAGGTCATATCAAAATTCATGAACCTGAAACTGGTAAAGTGCTTATAGACAAAAGAAATGCTATTCATTATGAAAATATGAGTATTTCTCTAGCTGAAAGTGCTGCAAACGCCGGGCAAGGGTGGATTTATGAAATGGGGTTTGGTAACGGAGGAACTAGTGTTGACCCAACAGGTATTATCACCTACCTTACACCAAACAGCACAGGAACAAATGCAAGTTTATATAATGAAACTTTCACTAAAGTTGTAGATAACCGTTCAATTAACAATTTAGACCCTGCAAGAAACAAAATTGAAACAAGACACGTAAGCGGTACAAATTATACAGATATATTAGTAACATGTTTGTTAGACTACGGAGAGCCTAGTGGGCAAGATGCGTTTGATACTGCAACCGATACTAATAGTTTGTATATATTTGACGAATTAGGACTTAAGGCATACTCTGCTGCGGGCGATGGCAGATTGCTTACACATGTAATATTTCATCCGGTACAAAAGAGCTTGAACAGGTTAATACAAATTGATTATACTGTAAGAGTACAAAGTTTAACTGGTTTCAACGAGGGGTAGTAAATGGCATATACAATACGATTTACTGATAGATCAAATAAAGATCCAATTGTAGTTGAAGATGGTACAATCAACACCGAAACAAGTTTAAGCCTGCCAGGAAAAAATTCTACAGGTTACGGGCAAATTATTGCAGAAGATCTATTACATTTATTAGAAAATTTTGCATCACCGACAGAACCTAGTCGACCTGTAGAAGGACAACTTTGGTATAATAACAATAACAATCAATTGCTTGTTTATGATAGCACCAGCTGGATTCCATCTGGTGGTTTGAGGAAGAGCGATACACAACCTGATCCAACCGAAGCATTAGATGGCGATTTATGGGTAGATACTGATAATCAGCAGCTATATCTATTTTCTGGATCAACATGGATACTTGTCGGGCCTACTTTTAGTGAAGGACTTTCTACAGGAACATTCCCTAACACAATAGTAGGACAGGACAATACAGAATACACAGTAATTGAATTACAAGTGAGTGCGCAAGTTATTGCGATTATAGCATTTGATGAATTTACTCCTAAATCTACCATTGCAGGACTTTCGACAATAAAACCAGGTATAAACCTTGTGCAAGGAGGACTAAACAATCCGAAATATTATGGAGTAGCAGAAAAGGCGGAAGGTCTTATTGTAAACGACCTTGTAATTCCAGCAGCAAATTTTTTACGCGGTAACGCTGAATCTACTACAGTTTTTCCTATAAATGTTCAAAACAACACAGGCATATCCTATGGTATAAATGCAGAAATGAATGTCGGAATCGAAGGACAAGCAGGAGTAATACAACATAATATCGAAGGTTCTAATGTTGATATTAGGGTGCGTAATACAGGTGCTAGTAGAACCGTCTTAAGAGTTGATAGTAATTTAAGAGTTGGTATTAATAATGTTGCCCCTGATGAAGCACTTGACGTAACCGGAAATATCTTGTCCAGCGGAACTATACGAACCGATAATACTACAGAAAGCACAAATATCGGCAACGGTGCAGTTATTGTAAAAGGCGGTGCAGGTATTGCAAAGAGTTTAAATGTAGGCGAAAATGCTCTTATCCAAAAAACTCTTACATTAGGAAATGTTGATTTAACGGTAGACACAAACGAAAGCGATGTGTTATTGCCAGATAGTAATAACACAAGGGATGTAGGCCGTCCAGATTTAAAATTTAGACGAATGCATGCTACTACGTTTATAGGTAATCTAGAAGGCGTGGTAAGTGGAGATGTGTCAGGTAAAGCAGGTAGAGCAGATAGATTAACTACAGCTACAACATTTAGATTAAGCGGTGATGTAGAAACAGTTGAAAATAGTTTCGATGGGCAAACTGGCGGCGGCCTCAAAGATTTTAGTGTACAGATTAAAAACAGTCTTATTTCAGGTAAAACACTTGTAACAAATTCTCAAGGCGACGATGAATTTATTCTAAACAGAACTAGCGGTTTAACAGGCTTAAAGAGGATTTCAAGAGCATCGCTGTTTGCAGATATAAGCGGATTAACACCAATAGGGAGTATTGTACCATTTGCAGGTACAGCCGAACCAGCTGGTTGGAAATTTTGCAATGGTCAAGAATTATCTCAAGGACTATATCAAGCATTGTTTCAAATAATTGGATTTACCTATGGCCCGGAAGACGATGTTAATAATCCGCTTACCACTGGATTTTTTAGAGTGCCAGATTTGAGAGGTAGATTCCCATTAGGTAATCTAGCTATGGGGGGTAATGCACCTTCTGTAACTACACCTGATACGCGAGCTAGAGGCACTAATCCACAAACGTTAGGCGCATCCGACGGTAGTGATGATGTAATAATAGGTATTGAAAACCTGCCTGAACACCAACACGATATGAAAGATCCAGACGGTAGACAGTTTTTTGCATTGCGTGAGTCTGTTGGTACAGGAGATAAGCCACCAGGAGTGTCAGATTCTAAATTTGTGGATGGCGCGGACAGTTTATCAGAACGATTATCAAATTCTGGAAACATTAAAACCACCTTTACAGATGCAGAACTAGAAAAATTTGATGATGACGGCACTCCAATCACTGGCAATATTAGCTCGGTGGGTAATTCATTAGATATTCTTAACCCGTATCAAACAATTAATTATATTATTTATACAGGAAGAGTTGGAACATGAGTTATCAGATAAACAAAACAAATGGTGAACTTTTAACTGAATTAGTAGATAGCGCAATTGATACTACTACAACAGATTTATCACTTGTAGGAAGAAATTACAAAGGCTATGGAGAAGCTTTTAATGAAAACTTTGTATCTTTGCTAGAAAATTTTGCTAGTAGTAGTGCCCCTAGTAATCCGTTAAAAGGGCAATTATGGTACGATTTAAGCGACAACAGACTTAAAATTTATGACGGTTCAACATTTAGAACCGCCGGCGGCCCTATTGTAGATCCCGATCAACCCACACAATTTGTAGAAGGCGACCTATGGATAGACAGTCGTAATAATAAATTGTATATGTGGGACGGTTCGGATCTAACCTTAATAGGGCCAAATTACACTGCAGGACAGGGTAAAACAACCTTTGAGGCAGTGACCATGATTGACACTGCTAACCAATCGAGAACAATATTGGCTCTATATATTGGAGGTGTTTTGGCAGGTATTATTAGCAGCACAGTATTTACTCCTGCAACATCTAGTGCTATCGCTCCTTATGCTGTTGGTAGAGAAATCAAAATAGGATTTAATCCTGTAAATACTGATACCTTCAAATACCAAGGCACAGCCGTTTCAGCAGAATCGTTAGTAGACACTTCTGGTAATGAATTTACCAGTGCAGATTTTGTAAGAACCAATGAAAGAGATCAATCAAATAATGTAGTAGACCAGTCAATGTTAGGAGCGTTATTTGTTAAAGGCACAGACGGTATTTCAGTAGGAGTTGGTGATACGAAATATGGTGCATTCAAAGTACCTTCTACAGAAACTACTACAGTCATCGAAACCCAACAAACAAATTTTGATTTTGCAATAAGAGTTAAACAAGGCAGTGACAGCGTAGATGCAATCACTGTTGATACAAGTGTAAGTAGGGTTGGTATTTTTAATAATTCTCCTAATTATAATTTAGACGTTACTGGCACAGGACATTTTACTAGCAATGTTACTATTGACGGAAATTTATTGGTTAAAGGAGACACAAGTTACTTTAATGTTTCTACTTTAAGAATAGAAGATCCTAATATAGAATTAGGATTATTAGATGATAGTACAGAAGGTGATGATGCCAATGCAGACGGCGGCGGCATAACTTTAAGGTCTACAAATGGATCAAAGGATATTCACTGGATCCAAAACACAGGCAATTGGACTTCCAATCAAAATTTCGACCTAATATCGGGTAAAGAGTATAGAATTAATAACACACAAGTATTAAGCAAAACTAGACTGGGCGATACTGTTGCAACAGCAAATGGTTTAACTAGCATAGGGACACTAACATCTTTAGGTGTTACAGGAAATGTTACACTGGGCGGAAATATCATAAACGCAGGTGCAATGAATATTACTACTGGAGGAGTAATTACTCTTAATTCTGTAAGACTTACTGGACTAGACACTCCTACAGTATCGTCAGATGCCACAACAAAAGCATATGTTGATAACCAAATAGCAACAATACCTACTAGTTTTAGTTTAGACATTACAGCGTTAACAAATCCTAACCCCCCAGGATCAGGTGACGGACCAATTACTGATGTTAAAAATATATTAGATAATATATCACCTGTGACTACCGCTAACAATAATGCAGTAGCAAGGGTGCATTGTGTGTCTTATTCGAGTTCGACTGTGAGTGGCATTACAATTACAATTGGCACTGATCCTGATACTACAAAAACATTAACAAAATCGTATATTGCTGTTGATAGTGCTGGAACACAGAATGAAAGTGTCGTACAGGATATTGTTGCATCTAATACTGTGAGCGGAACTTTTACACCTAGTCCTAATAGATATACAATGGTTTTTGAAGTACAGAGTGGTGTTTGGGTGCATACATCAACTTCTAATTATACTTAATGCGATAAATACACTACGCAAGGGGTTAAACAAATATGGCATACACTATAAACAGATATAACAACGCAACACTTACAGTTGTTGAAGACGGCACAATCGATCAAACTACAGATATTAAACTTGTAGGAAAAAACTATGCCGGATATGGCGAAATACAAAACGAAAATTTTGTATTCCTTTTAGAAAATTTTAGTGGTGCTAATCCACCACCAAAAGCAATAAGTGGTCAAGTTTGGTTCGATAGCGGAAATTCAAAACTTAAATTTTATGATGGCAGTCAGTGGAGAACTACCGGCGGCGCAGAAATATCAGCTACACAACCTGCAGGGTTGTCGGAAGGTGATTTTTGGTGGGATACCACCAACCAACAGTTGTATGCATATAACGGAACAGATTTTGTACTAGTAGGACCCCAAGATGCTGGAGAAGGCATCACACAAATGCAAAGTCGTAGTGTGCGTGACACAGAAGGATTAACAAAGAGTGTAATTGTTGCAACTATTAACGACGAAGAAATATTCGTTGTGAGTGGAACACAATTCACGATTGATAGTTCTGATGCAGAAAATGATATTCCTGGATTTGATGTAGTAAGACAAGGTGTTACACTTAAAAACACAATTAATGCTACAGACGGCGTGACAAGTACCGCACATAGATTCTGGGGTACTGCATCTAATGCACTAAAACTTAACGGTATAGATGCCTCAGATTATGTAACCACAGTAGGTGGCTCTTCTACTTTTAATGTACCAGTAAATTTCCAAACAGATGCAGGCATTTCCATTGGGTTTGGTTTAGATCTTAAACTCTTTATTGAAAATGATAACGAGGGTGTGATAGCTAATGACGTAGGTAGTAAATTAAAATTACGAGCAAAACAGACAGGCGTCAATCAAAACATTTTAGAAATGTCTGCAGGTAGTGTCCTCCCTGGTAGAAATAATGCAGATACAGGTGTAAACAGTATAGACATCGGTGCTAGCGGTAGTGAGTTTAATAATGTCTATGCAAGCACATTCACTGGAACAGCTACGCAAGCTAATACCATTGTAGTAGGTGGCAGTGCAAGATCAGGTAATGTTGGTTCAGCAGGCACAGGTACACCTAATACTGTAGCAGTAAGAGATTCAAGTGGCAACTTAAATGCAGTATTATTCCAAGGTACAGCAACCAGCGCAAGATATGCTGACCTTGCAGAAAAATACACAACAGCAGAAGAACTACCTGTGGGTACTGCGGTTGCAGTGTGTGGACATGAAGATCACGAAGTAGAACCTGCTGTAGCAAGTCAAATGTGTATAGGTGTTGTATCAGCAGAACCGGCATATTTAATGAATAGTGAAGCTGAAGGTCAGGCAATAGGTCTTACAGGTCGTGTTCCTGTAAGAGTTAAAGGTCCTGTTAAGAAAGGTCAAGCAGTTTTTGCTTGGGCCGACGGTGTATGTAGTACAATTGAAACTTCTGGACTAGTTGGAATTGCACTAGAATCTAATAGCGACGAATCAGAAAAACTAATTGAGTGTGTTTTAAAAGTATAAATAAATACATAACTATGTACTTTATAGCAGGATAAAAACGAAATGGCAAAATCAGCCGGCAGCATAATTACAGAATTAGATTATAATACCTTACAAAATGATATAGAAGTCATCATGGGCTCCCCGGCAGGAACAACTGATACTACTGCTACTGGCTACAATCAATCATTATCTAGCTCCCAAGTCAGTGTTGGCAATACTGTGACAGAAGCACAGTGGGATAATTTAAGAACCGATATAACTAAAGCATATACCCACCAAATTGGAAGTGCCCCTACTATTACAAACGTTAGTAAATCTACTACTGTAAGGGCTGCAGAATACAATCAATACGAGGCGTTAATTACAACAGTAAGTTCAGATCCGAACAGATATACACTAGCAGCCGGACAGTCAACTACCACTACCGGACAGACAGCAACTTTATCTTCGGGTTGGAACGGCACACAAACTCATAGATTTACAGCAACATTTGCAAGTGCAAATGAAAGAAGAGCGTTTTTTAATGCAGGAGGAAGTATTAAGTTTAATTTAAGCTTATCATATACCGGATCTGAAGCAAAGACACTTGATTGGCAAACTATGATGAGCGATCTTGGTACAGTGGTATTTAATTATAAACAAACGACCGGCGGAGGAGGCTCCACAATAGGCAACTATGATTTATCTAGCACCTTTAAAACAATTGCTGTAGAAAACGGCGCTAACCCATATTCGGAAAACGATATTTCAATTAGGGCAAAATCTAATAGTTCTACACAAATTGAATTCCAAGTAGTTTTACGCGATGATGACACAGGAGATAGACCTGTCCCAAGTCCGCCACCACCGTTTGGACCTCTAGTAGACGAAAATGTCAAAGGTACAACAACTAGTACAGTATCAATTACTCGTCCTAGCGGATCTAATGTAGCAGTACCTGCGCCTACAATTGCAGCAGCAGCAGGCAACACATTTACAGTATAATCACTTGACAAACACATAGATTTCTAGTATAATAATTACTGTATTAGGAGTATCTTATGGATGAACGTTTAGAAAAAGCACTAGAATTTTCTAATTATATGATTACGCTCAACAACCAGCGTAAGCTTATACAAGAAAAATTTCAAGAACAATCAATATACTATTACAACGGCGGTAAGTTTGCAGTCACCCGCGACTTAATTGCATTTGTGCAGAGTCTTACAGCATTGAATCAAACAAGAACAATATTAATTGACGACAACGATATTCCTGTTGAAGTTGAGGATTTAGAAAAGTTTGCTACAAATTTGTACAGCACATATTTTGAAGCAGCAAATACATACCTTACACAATACAACAACATTAAGAAAAACAGAAGCGTAGAAGGCTTAATTAATTTATGACAAAAGGCGTGCTACTTTTTGCACAAAACAATAGTCAAATAGATTATATTAAACAGGCTCAATTTTGTGCAAAGCGTATTAAACAATATTTAAATTTACCTGTATGTCTTGCTACAGACACTTTAGAATACCTTGACAAGCATTATAACGATCATCATACATATTTTGATCAGATAATTGAACTTGAAAGACAGCCTGTATTGCATCGTAAAAAGTTTCGTGACGGGTTGTATAGTGAGCGTACACTAGAATGGCGGAATCATAGCAGAGCAGATGCCTGGGATATAACACCATTTGATGAAACTATTGTAATGGATACCGATGTTATTGTATCAAATAATACACTTTTACATGCGTTTAGCTCTAATCAAGATTTTTTAATTGCAAAAGAATCAAAAGATATTAAAACTTCTCGATACATATATGATTTTAAGCGTATAAGCGATAGAAGCATAGACATGTATTGGGCTACTCTTTTTTATTTTAAAAAGAATAACCATACACATATGCTATTTGACCTTATAAAGCACATTAGAGATAATTGGAACTTTTATAGACTAACATATAAAATTGTTGAAAAGAAGTTTAGAAACGATTTTGCATTTAGTATTGCTATACATATTTTGAACGGTTTTAGAAAAACAAATTGGCCTCTGCCTATGCCGGGTAATTTATGGCACACAATTGACAAAGATATATTAGTTACCTTGCAAGATGACAAACTTACATTTTTATTGGAAAAAGATTGGCAATACCAAGCAGCAAGTGTGCAAGGGTTAAACGTACATGTTATGAATAAATTTAGTTTAGATAGGATTATTGATGAGTATCTCTAGAGGATTTTGTATACTAGCACAAAATAATTCAAAAACTGATTATGTAAGACAAGCGTATGCGCTTGCATGTAGTATACATCGTTTCAACAAAAATCAATATATAACATTAATTACTAATGGCGATGTTCCTGAAAAATACAAATCAGTATTTGATCAAATAGTAGAAATACCTTGGACTGATCAAGCAGACAACGCTGATTGGAAAATTGAAAACCGTTGGAAAGTTTATCATGCTAGTCCTTATGATGAAACTATTGTAATGGATGCAGATATGCTTGTACTACAAAATATAGAACATTGGTGGGAGTATCTTACTAATCGAGATTTATTCTTTACAACAAAAATAAAAACATATCGCGGAGAACCTGCACTGGGTAGAGATTATCGTAAAGTATTTGATGCTAACGATTTGCCTGATCTTTACAGTGCTTTTTATTACTTTAAAAAAGGCGAAGTTGCAAAAGAATTCTTTGTAATGCTTGAGATTGTAATGATTAACTGGGAGTTGTTTTATGGAAAATATGCATCTGTAGATTATCAGAAATGGTGTAGTGTAGATGTAAGTTGTGCAATAGCTAGCAAACTTCTAGGAAATGCCAGAGAAATTACAGACTCGTTAGGTCCTATTAGTATAACGCATATGAAACCAAGACTACAATATTGGCATTTTATACCTGACCGTTGGACCAAAGTACTGGATGCATTTATGGATAAAGATTGCAATCTAATGCTAGGAAATTTTTCTCAAACAGGTGTACTACACTATGTTGAAGATGAATTCTTAACAGACAAAATATTAGCAAAGGTTATCCCATGAGTTTTTATATTTATTACCAATCTGCTACAGGTAATATTTTAGCAGTAGCAAATGAACAGAATAGTGAAAATGGGGAAGTCTATATTGAAACTGATTATGACACTTTCCTAAAATTTAGTACAAGTGAATATAAACTACATGAATGGGCTGTTCTTTCTAGCCCTAAAGATGACGAAATAGTAGAACTTGTAAAACGTGTGCAAGAAGTTAAGGAATTTGATCCTGATAAAAGTATCAAGCAAATTGAAAAAGTAAAGACCCCGCCAAACAACGCATTTGTAATAAAACAAGATACAAAATTAGGAAGATGGCAAGTTACTACAACTCTAGATAATAAACATTTAATTTATCATAGTCAAACAGACGGATATACAGATCAACAAAAACAAATATTTGTTATTGAAGAAGATAATCCAACAGCACTACTTGATACTTTTGTTATAGAATTTAAAGATTTATTGACAAATAACAAATATGATGTTAGATTATATAATAAGACAATTGCAAAAAGAAAAGACATAAGCTTGATTTGTAGCCGAGTTGATGAAGAATATGTACATATAGTGAGCTAGAATGAATAATTTTAAAGTAATTGATTACGATATAATCTATTTAAGTTATGACGAACCTAATGCAGAAAAGAATTATGCAGATTTATGTTCAAAAGTGCCTTGGGCCAAAAGGGTTCACGGAGTAAAAGGATCAGATGCTGCACACAAGGCCTGCGCAGAA